ATGCCACGAGGGGCAGCTGACCCGCTTGCTGGGGTGCGCCCCCACCCCTAAAACCGCAGGTCAGAGGCTTTTCTCGCGGTTTGCCACGTTTGCTGGCTGTAAAACCGCAGGTCAGGCCCTATTTTGGGGCTAGGGCTTCCATTCGCGCGCCGTGATGAACGTGACGGCGCCGGACAGCTCGGCTTCGAGCTTGTCGCCTTTGTCGCGGTTGCATTTGCGGTGGCAGGCTGCGACGTTGTCGAGCGTGTCTGTGCCACCCCGACTCAACGGGGTGATGTGGTCGATCTGGAAGCTGAGTGGGTCGAGGTGGTGCGCTTCGTAGTCGATCGGGTCGCCGCACCGGTGGCAGTCTGGGTGTGGCGGATTGCCGTTGGCGCCGCGTTTGATCTGCCGTCGGAACCGTTCGCGGCGTGCCGTGTTCCGTGTGACTGTCACGGCCTGTACGGCTCGTACACGGTCGGCTTCCAGTTGGGGTTGCTGCATGACCCTTTGATGCGCGGCGCCTGCGTGGCGGCCTGCTGGGTGCCTGCGAGCGCGTCTACGGTGATGTCGCTCTCGGGCAGTTCGACGATGTCGGCGTCGTTGTCATGCTCGCTGTGCTGGTGGTCGGCCATGCGTGTCTACCTCCGCTGTGGTTTGTGTGCCCGCCGTCGCACCTCACGTTGGCGTGTCGGTACGTGTTCGCTTCTGCCCCGTGTTGTGGGTGACCGGCCACACTCAGGGGCGATTGTCGATAACCGTTGATGGCTTTACGGCCAGGGCCAGGGCGTCAACGGCGGGCATGTCTTGGACGGTAACTGCTGGCGCGTGTTCGTCGGCGTGGATCATGCCGGCCGTCGCTGCGCAGCGTGCCGCGAAACCAGTAACGGCGCCTAGCCTTTTGAGCCGGGCGCCGTGTTTTGGGCACAGTTGTGCTGTTGCGTTTGTGAGTCTAAGCGTTCGCGCGCCACATCGGAAACGGCCATGCCGCGCGTTTGATACACGCTGGACAGCGGGGCCGGCGTGTGGTTTTCGACGGCTGCAGTGAGGGGTCGGCTGCGGGACGTTGGGGCCACCGTGGATTGGGGCCGCCGTGGATTGGGGCCGCCGTGCGGCTGTGCGAGCTGGCTGCCAGTCGGGTCAGCTCGCGCGCGTATACGTTCGCAGTGATCTAACTGTATATGGATTGATATATATAGTTAGTTCAACTAGAAATAATTATATACGCGTACGCGCACGCGTAAACATCTCAAAGATCGCACAGTTAGGTCACTTTGAACGTATACGCGCGCGAGTGACCTAACTGGACTGACCTGACTGGACCGTCCGATCTACGTGTGCGCGGCCGGACGGTCTCGCAGTTGACGCGCGTACGCTTCCAGCACTGCGGCCACGGCTCCGAGGTCGGCTTGCCTCACGTTGGTGTACGCGCGCGCCATCACCGCGGCAAGGTCGTGCTGACCGAGCCGCGCGGCGCGAAGCGCGGTGGCCCGCACCTCGTCGGGCATTTCCGCAGGCCCCGACGCCAGTGACCAGGTGGTTCGTGGTGGCACCTTGCGTTCACGCCGCGCCTGGACGCGCAGCTGCGCGGCGGCCCGACTGATCTGCTGCCCACTGAATCCGGCTGCCAATCCCGCGGCTCTGACGTCGGCTGACGGGGTTTCTCCGTTGAGGGTGAGGTATTGGCGCAGCCACTTCACTTGCTCTGGTTCGCGGTTCACGTTCGGCTCCTATCTCGATGCGAATGTTTGAGACGTTCGGGAACTTTAGGATGTTTGAACGTATCAATGCGTTTAGCCTTGCCGCGCAGATTGATACGCCCCGCGGCCGTGTGGCTGCGGGGCGACTGTGAGTGGTGTTGATGCGTCAACATGCATTCGCATGATGGTCGGATACGCTGCGTTGCGTTGCGCCACAAACGTCAGGGGGATTGTAGGGCGACAGCCGCGGCGCCCGGGTGGTTTCACACCATCGGGGCGCCGCGGTCCGCTACAGGGCCAGCTAGGCGGCCGTGCGTTCGGTGTGCCGACTGCTGCCGGACGCGATCGTGGTTTGGAAGTGCCGCGCTTCGGCTTCCGACGGGAATTCTTCGCGGCCGCCGTCATGCTCGACGACATGCACCAGCGCGTCGGTATCAACCTCGGCGATCAGGTAGGCGCCGTAGTTCCAGTTCACCAGCGGGTTGTCGTTGCCTTCGCGGGTGAGTGCGATCAACTCGCCGGTTTCGTTGTTGCCTTCGACGCGCACGCCGGCCGCGGAGCAGATGCGGGCGAGCCGTTCGCGTGCGTCAGCGATGGTGGCGTGTTCGGTGACCTCGGTGCGGAGGTGTAGTTGAACGATCATCTTGAACATTCTGGGCTCCTATCCCGTGTTGACATGTCAACAATAACACCTGCATGTTGACGGGTCAACACTAAAAACGGGCGCCCCGTTGCCGGTGTGGCCTCGGGGCGCCCGTGGGACGTCGCGCGCTATGCGTTTAGGTCTGAACGTTCGCTCATGGCGCTGTGTGCGCCTCGGATGTTGCGCCGAGCACGCCGCTCCCAACGCGGGCCGCGAGCTGACGATCAACAACGAAGTCGACGTACGAAAGGATTGCCTCTGCAAAGTCCGCACGCGTGGCGGTGCCAGACTTCCGTGGGAAGAGTGCCCGCAGCAGGATCTCGCGCGCCACCGTCGACGCGGGCAGGTCACGCGCGGTGGCCTGTCGTTCAAGCTCTGCCAGCTCGTCGTCGTTGAGTCGGATCTGCAGCACACGGGTGCGTGGGCCGCCGCGGGTGACCTTGACGTCGGTCAGGTCGACGTCGTCGCTAACCATGTCATGCACTTCTGCGTCACGCGCCACCTCGTTGAGGATGTCTTTCAGCTCAGCGCTGGGCTTGTTGCTCATGTCACGCTCCTTCGTGGTAAATCCGCCGGTAGGTACCGTTCGCTGGGTATGCGGTCGAGCCGTACAGCACGCCCTCGTGCACCACTGTGAGCACGCACAGGATGGTGCCCGCGCTGGGGCTGTAGCCGATGACGCGCACCCCGCGGCCGCTCTTCGACGCCGGGTCTGGGTCGAGTGTGACGCGCGCAGCGTCGTTGAGCGCTTCCTCGGCCTGTTCGATCGTCACGTCGTGCCGCGCGAGGTGTTCTGCCCGGTCTGCTACCCATTTCGCCATGATGCTCCTAGTGTAATACATTGTAATACGTCGCGCAAGGCTTCGTGCACTCACCTTTGCCGGTCGGCCGCATTTAGGTGGGACGAACGGCGCGGATGCAGAAACCGGCATGACCGGCGCGGGCGAGGGCGACGCTGGCGAGGTGGCAGGCGCGGTCTTCGGTGACGTCGCGGTTGATGCGGATGCAAGCCTCGGCACCGTCGGCGGTGGTGAAGGTAACGATCATGCTGAACTCCTATCCCGTGTTGATGCATCAACAATAGCACGTAGTGTTGACATGTCAACATGGAATAAATCGCCCGGACGCGGTGATGGGCGTCCGGGCGATATTTGTGTCGGTCAGCGGGTGGGGCCGAACAGGCGACGCAACCGCTGCCTGTCCGCCTCCTGTCGCATCGCTTCCGCGACGAGTGCAGGGTTCTGCGCATGCGCAAGATCCCGCATGCGTCCGATGCCGCGTGGCTGCGGTGCATGTTGCGTGTCGGTCATTTCGGTTTCCTCAATCCCATCGTGGTTGACCATCGCCGCGGCGGCGGCGGCGATGGTTCGGGCGCCCGTACCGCGCGAAACGTGAACTCGTGCAGCGGGTCGTCGACGAACGCGCGCAGGACGTCTTGATACATCCAGTCGGGATCTATGCGTCGCATGTCGACGGTACGCAGTTCGTAGCGGCAGCCGTACATCCACATGAACACGCGGCCGTCGTCGCGCCGTTCAAAGTGCAGGTGTGTGCCTTCCGGCCAGTGCTTCAGGTGATCGTCGCCCTGGGAGCGCGCTGCGCGTGTCACGCCCATTGCCCGACAGCCTCCACTTCCGGTTTCGGTGCTGGCATGGCAACGGCGTGGTGCACCACGTACTGCAGGTCGGTGCAGCCCCCGCGATGGTCGCGCGCGAATTGCAGTACGGTCCTCGCGGCGTCTTCCTGCTCGAACTCGTACGGCTTAGGCCACGGACCCAGCCAACTCTCGGCATCCTGAAGGCTTCCGGCGAACGCCTTATGCACGTCGTCGGGCACCAGTCCGACCTCGGCGCATGTCCGTGCGAGCGCTTCCCGCGCGTGGCGCTCGACGATCTTGTTGAAGACGTCCACGCCCATCGCCTGCCGTGCTTCGAGGGTGTACACCTGAACGCACTGGACGCGTTCGCCAACCTTCTCCCCCAGTGCTGCAACCCACTTCGGCCCGCGACGAAACCGGCTCCGTTTGACGCGGTACGTCACTGTGGATGATGGCAGCACTGGCGACGCATCATCCGCATCCCATTGGGGTGTTGGTTGCTGTAGTGCCTCGATCAGGTCATACTTCGGCCGGTCGGTAGCGTCGGCTTGCACTTGGCGCTCCTGGCCTGCCAGTGGGCCGTCGAGGAACAGCACGGTTTCGTTGTCAGCCATGTCGCAATGCCTCCTTCATGATTCGACGCAACCATTGCGGCCACGGTTCGCGCCACGCGCCGAGATGGTCGATACCGAAAATCCACGGGTTGTACTGCCGGATGCGTTCGCCGTGCTGCCGGCGGAAACGCGAGTGCATGCCGGCGCTGCAGCATGGCGCGAGTATGCACAGGTCGCGTTGCGTCATTTCGACGTCTGGGTACAGCTCGCGATGGAATGCACGCAGCCGGGCGCCCGCGGCGTTGCGCGTGTCGTAGATTGTTGCGCTGTCAGCCATGCCGCAGCACCTTCCATGCGTAGGAGGTTGTGCGCCGCGCCCATTTGCGCAGCGGCTCGGGCTTGCCGTGTTCGGTGTACAGGTGTGTGAATTCCTTGTCCCACAGCCGGATTTCGTAACCGGGCAGCCGACGCCACGGGTAGCGGCGCAGCGCTTCCCAGCGTTCCCGCAGCGGGTCGATCCACGACCAGAGCAGCAGATCGTCGAGCCGCCACCATGTTTCGAGTAGCGCAACGCGCAATGTGATGCGCAGTACGCACAGCAGTGTGCGCAATGCTGCGCATGCGTCGATTGCTGCGCTGCGCAGCGTCGGGGCGGGTGCGGGTGGTGCACCGAACGCGGCGTGCCATGCGGCCGGGTTGACACGCTCAAGGTTGAGGCTGAACGAAATGTCGCGCCGGTCTTGCAGGGTGCGCAGCTTTTCGTCGCCGAACAGGGAAACGTCGGGGCGGTCGGTGTATTTGATTTCGATGCCGTCGGCTGACATGCGGCCGACGGGCTTCATGGTGCCGTCGAGCACTAGGCCTGTCGGGTTGTCTGGCGAGCCGAGGGTGATGTTGCCGACGTGCAGTGCTGCGACGCTGCCGTTGTCGGCGCGCAGGTGCACGTGCGCCTTGTGGTCGGTCATGACCAGCTCCCGTCTTCGTTGCGGCGGGACACGCTACTGGTGAAGTCGATCCCGTCGATGATTTCGATGCCCCGCAGTGGCACGGTGATGCGCTGCGCACCGCTCCACGCGAACCGCACGCGGCCACCCGATTCGGGGTAGCGGATTTCCTGCCGACCGTTGGCGGCGCACACTTTCACGCCAGCCTCCATGTCGACAGCCGGCACGAGTCGGGCTGCGAGGTGAAATGCATTCTCCGACAGTCGGGCCGATGCTGACCAAAACACGACGTTGAGGCCGCGGCGTGCGTTGGCGATTGCGACGTCGAGAAGCAGTGTGGTGGTGCCTTGTTGGCGGTGATCGGTCCGCACTTCGATGTACGTCATGGGTCACTGCCCCTTGACGTTCAGGATTTGCCGCAGCTCGGCGTCGACGGTGACCAGCTCGGCGGCGTCGTGCATGACGACGTCGATCGGCTTGTACGCGTCGGGGATTTCGTCGATCCACGCGTCGCCGTGCCGGTATTCGATGCCGCGCATACGGTCCGCCAAATCGTCTGCGGTGAACAGTTTCCGGGCTTTCGTGCGGGAGTAGCGGCGGCCAGCGCCGTGCGGTGCTGAGCACAACCCTTCGGGGTTGCCTTTGCCGGTGACGACGTATGAGCAGGTGCCCCATGCTGCCGGGGATGAGGCCACGCACACCTTCGTGTGCGTCGATGGCGCCTTTGCGGGTGAGCCACACGAACCGGCCGCCGTGTTCTTCCTGCTCGGTGTAGTTGTGGTGGGTGTTGATGGTTTCGGCGATGAACGCTGAGACGTCGTCGACGGGTGTGCCGATCCAGTTCGCGAATGCGCGCGCGAACCGGTCCATCATTTCGGCGCGGTTCGAGTACGCGAATCGTTGCGCCCAATGCAGTTCACGTAGGTACTCGTAGAATTGGGGTGTGCCTTCGGTGAGGTACGCCAGATCCTTGGACGGCAGTTCGATGCCCTCGCAGGCGTTCTGGGCGGCCTTGATGTGTTTCTGCGCGATCTTGTTGCCGACACCACGAGACCCGGAATGCAGGAACAGCCAGACGCGGTCGAGCTGGTCGAGGCACAGTTCAATGAAATGGTTGCCGCCGCCGAGTGTTCCGAGCTGTTCGCGCCATTTCGGCGAGTGCGTCAGGTCGATGTTCAGCTCGAACGCGCGATGGTCGAGTTCGACGATGCGCGCGGCGGTGAACGGGTACCGGTCGAGCCGTTTGTTGTATCCACCGGCCGACATGGGGATGGCGGATTCAATCGAGGCGCGCAGCGTGTCCAGCCCATGCCCGGTGGCGGCCATGCGGTCGTCGAGGTCTTGCGCGATGTAGGTGGTGCGGGCTGCGATCATGCCGCAGCCGATGTCGACGCCGACGGCGGCCGGGATGACGGCGCCTTGGGTGGGGATGACTGTGCCGACCGAGCTGCCTTTGCCGAAATGTGCGTCGGGCATGAGTGCGACGTGCGGATACACGAACGGCATGCTGGCGGTTTGTTCGGCTTGCTTCAGTGTGTCGTCGTCGATTTCGCTGGCGAAGTTGACGAGTTGGGGGTTGATGCGTGTTGCGGTCATTGCTGTGCGGGCTCCTATCCCTACGCTCGATTTGGTCGAGCCCGCACAACGTAAAGCGCTGAATGTGTTCACTGCTTGGGGTCATGCCGCGCGCACGAAAACGGCGCCCCACAGTCGATGTGGAGCGCCGTTGAGGTGGTGCTGAGGGCGGTTACCCGTTGCCGGCCTGGCAGCGTTGCAGCGCACCGGTGGGTAAGCCTTTGCAGCCGCCGGTGCGTTGCGCGTATCCGGTCACGTTGAGACGGTCGGCTTGCGACAGCCGCGGCAGTTGCGGCAGCGGCGTGTTCAGCACGCCCTTGATGTAGCCGTCGCAACCGTCACTGTTGCCGCACACCGCGACAACGTCAGGGTCGCTGGCTGCGGCGCCGAACGCCTTGCGGTATTCCTTCGCAAGGCGGGACTCGCTGATCTTCAGCGGGTCGTCCAACAGCTCGCCGTCGGGGCCGGTGTACTTCTTGAAGATGGAGTCGCCCCACACCTGCGCGTAGCGGACCAGCGGCGCCGGGTATTTCTGCAGCGGCCGCTCGCGCCCCAGTTCCAGCACCGTCCGCACCGTGCTCTTGATGTCGCCACCACCGACGGTGGCCTTCGGCGCGGCGGGTGCCGCTGCGGGTGCTGGTGTGTTGTCTGCGGGTGCCGTGGTGTTCGCGTCGTCAACGTCTGCTGCGGCCGGCGTCGCGGTGGCAATGGCGCCGAACGCGAGCAGGCCGCCGATCAGGCTGGTGGTGACGCTCGCACGTTTCGCGCTGTGCTTGCCCATGATTCTGTGTGCCTCCTGTTTGATGTTGGGTGGAGCGTACCGTGCGGCACCGACAGGTGCATCACGTTGTGTCACTTTGGGTCTGGCCGGTCGAACTCTTCGGCGAACATGTACAGAAATTCGCGGGCCGGTCGTGGCGTTCCGGCCGCTACGGCTGCGTCGAACTGTGCAAGCAGGTGGATGAGGTATGCGGCGGCGTGGTCGTCGTCTTCGGTTTGGATGCGGCCGATGATTTTGCGGCGTTGCCGCGCCACGTCCATGTTGTGATCAACGGACAGCATCACATCACGCACGCATAGCCGTGCGAGCCCGGCGGGTCGAGGTCGGCGTCGGTGCCACCGCAGCCGGGGCAGCACCCACAGTCGACGGTCAGGCAGTTGCGGCAGGCGCCGAGGTCGGCGAGCACCTGGTCGTAGATCGGCGACTCAGGCCAGAACGTCAGCCGCAGCCACTCGTCGCGGGTTATCTCGATGCGCTCGCCGTCGGCCCCGCGGCGCCAGTAGTGCACGCCCGTCTCGTCGCTGCGCAGTTCCGTGAGCGCGATCACCTGAGCCTCGCATCATCGCCGCCCGGCCCCTGGTGGATCTGCCACAGCATAAATCCACCGATGATGGCTATGAGGATGAAGCCGATCACCACAGCACCGCTTGCGTGTCGTCGAGTGTCGCCGCGAGGTCGAGCAGCTGCGTGAACGCGCGGACGTATCCGGCTGCACGCTCTTCAGCCTTGGCTTGCACTGGCGCTTCCCTCTCGGTCACGTGGCATGGCAGGCAGCCGGCCGGGCCGGCGCACGGCGCGGTGTCGCCAGTGTCGGTGTGCACCACAGTGTGCGGGCCAGCTTCGACACCAGCGGCGGCGCACACATCGCTGCAGAACGGGCGGTCAGCACTGCATGGTGTCTGGCATGTGCGGCACAGCCACTTGCGTGCCAGTGGGAAACCCCAGCGGTATGGCGCCGCGCCTTCCGCAGCCTCGACGCATCCGGCACAGTCGCCGCCGCACAGCCGTGCAGGATGCAGGCCGCCGGTCTGCGCGTCGTAGTGTGCACGGTAGTCGGGGTGTGCTTGTTCGCGCTGCGACGTCCAGCCCCACTGCGAGAAGTCGAGGCCGGGATCGCGGGCCGGCCGGAACCACGTCACCCCGTTGTTGTCGGTGCGGGCCGGGTACTGCTCGGCGACGTTCACACTGCCTCCTTGCGCCATTTGCCCCAGCTTGGCCGGAACTGCCACACGCTCAGAACTTCATCCCCAGCGCGTTCCTGTATCTCGATCATTCGGTCGGGTTCCCAGCGCCATGTTTTCCGCGCGACGCGGCGCGTTGCGAACTTGGCCGCTGGAAGTGAGCCGTACACGCCCAGAATTTCGAGGGATTCCTCGTAGTCCTGCACGGGGTCGACGACGATGAACACTCGAACGCTGTGCGGTGTAGCGCTCATTCGGCGCACCACACAACCGTGTTGAGGATGACCGACAGCAGTAGGATGCGCTGCCCTTTCGCGGTCAGTTCCCAGTCGCCGCGGCAACCGCAGTCACAGCCGTCGACCAGGCCGCGGCCTTTGACCCGCCGGAACTTGGCGAGCACCACTTTCCACGGCACCCCAGGCACTTCGTCGGCCCTGACGTGCGCGTCGACGGGCAGGCCGCCGAGCAGCCGGGTCACGTCTTGCCGCATCGCGGCGCCGCGCCTTGCGCGTTGGCCGGCGAACACGGCGTGCAGGAACACGGTGTCGGGTATGTCGCGGGCATGCCGGTAGTTCGGGGCGGTCATGCTGCAGCCTTCGCGTCCAGCGCTGCGGTGGCGCGCTCCCCCAGCCAACGCGCCACCCCAACCGGGACGGCGTTGCCGATCTGCCGTTTCACATCGGCGGCTGTGCCGATGAACTCGTACGTGTCGGGGAAACCTTGCGCGCGGGCGCATTCCCGATTGTTCAGCATGCGGTGCCACTGCTGTCCGTGTTCGTCGACGAGCGCAACGCCGTGGTGGTTTCCGCCCGCCGTGACCGTCGCCAGCACCGACCGGTCGGCGCGGCGCGGCTTAGCGTTGCGCCGATATGTGACGAGATGCGGCACGTTGGTGTCGGTGATCGCGTCGATTTGTGGCGACACGTACAGCTTCCGGGTCACCGGCTTGCCGGGATGGTCGTCGAGAATGTCGGCGGCGTACACGGGCGCGACGTCCGGTGGCGTCAAGTCCAGGGTGATGCCCGGCTGTGTGGCGGCCATGAACCAGCGTTTGCGGTGCTGCGCGTGCCCGAAATCGGCGGCGTTGAGCACCATCATTTCCAGCAGGTAGCCGAGCGCACGCAACCCGTCGCACCACCAGTTGAAGAGTGTCCAGTCGGTGAATTCGGGCACGTTCTCGACGAAAATGATCGGGTAGCGGTGCACCTCGGCGGCCTCGACGACTGCAAACGCGGTGGCCCGGTCGATGGCGCCAGCGTCGGCGCGCATGCGTTCCACGTCAGCGGGTGGTCGTTTCCGGCCGCCGGCGCGGGCGTGCCACACGCACGACGGGGACACCCATGCGACGTCAGTTGCCGGGAAGGTGCGCCAGTCGGTTTCGGACAGGTCGGCGCACCGGTGTTCGGTTTCCGGGTGGTTGAGCTGGTGGGTCGACACGGCAGTTGGGTTGTGGTTGGCAGCGATCGTGATGTGGCAGCCTGCCTGCCGTAGCCCTTCGGACGATCCGCCGGCTCCGCTGAAAAGGTCTGTGACGGTGAGGGTCATGCGTTCACTTCCCGGCGTTGTTCAGTTGTGTGTTCGATGATGCTTTTCACGGTCGGGTAGCCGACGTTGAGCTTGCGGGCGATCATGGACGGCCGACCGCCTTGCGCATGTTCGTGCAGCACCGCGGCGACTTTGCCGCGGTCGATGCGGGTGACACCGGCTTTGACGATGCGTTCCGCTTCGGCGTGATGTTCGTCTGCGATGCGCTGCGCATCGGCGCGTTCAGCTTCGTCGCGCGCCACCAGTTCAGAGACAGTCAACCTCGGTGCGGCCGCCTCGACGGGCTCAGGTTCGCGCAGGTCAGCGCGTTGCGTTTCGTGTCGCACCGGCTGCGCATCGGTGTGCACTGGAATGTGCGCCGGTGTGTGCGTCTGCTCGAACCTGCGTGGCCCGAACACTTCGGTGTCGAAGTGCGGCGTGACGTCCGGCGTCTGGTCGTTGTCGAGTGCTGCGACTTGCTCGCTGCGTTCCGCGTCGGACAGTGCGAACAGTGCAACGGTGCATCCGGTGATGCTCAGGTCGACGAACACGGGCACCAGCCATGCGATGTACACGGGGATGGCGGCCCACTGTGCGGCCAGTTCGGCGAGCGCGACGAACGACAGCGCGAACGCTGCGACGACTGTCGCAACTGAGATCCACAGTGCTGCGGTGTATGCGCGGCCAACTATCCCGGCTGCGACGAGTTTGTGCACGCCGTGCGTTGAGCCGAGCAGGCCGATGGGCAGTAGGAACGCGATCGCGGCGGCGATGGTTGGGCTTCCGGCGTCGCTCAGCAGTGCGTGTGCGACGTTGCCGAGGATTGACGTTGCGACGGCCGCGGCCAGCCATCCGCGGAAGTAGCGGACGGCCGACGCGCGCGCATTGTTGTGGGCTGTCACAACAGCAACCCAATCGACTCGAAGTGTCCCATCACGGTTGCCTTCGCGTGAGACTTGACGTCTGCGGGCACCTCTCTGATTGGTGTGCCGTACTCCTTGGCCCACGCCGCGGGGTCCACGTTCACCTCGAAGCTGATTCGCACTCTCATGTCATGGGCTCCTATCCCCTTGTGTTGATACGTCAACACTAAAACCGTGATGTTGACATGTCAACACCTATTCGCGGTTGTATTCCGCGCAATGCTTCGGGCACAAATACCGCGCCGTGGCACCACGGCCGACCTTGCACCACCCCTCGACCGCCGCGGCCCGCTCGACATCGCCGAACGACACACCACCGGTCAGCTCGACCGTGCGACCGCAAGCACCGCCAGTGATGCCCTCGAAATCTGCAGCATCACACGAAACCCCAGCACTGCGGTACCGCATGGCTCGAACCCCCTCCGGGTGCTGTGTTGACTGATCAGCACGATACCGCCTCAAGTGTTGATTCCTCAACAGTCGGCGGTTGTTTTCCTTTGGCGCGCTTGCGGTTGGCTTTACTCAGCGCAGCGCGTTCCTGCTCGTCCAGCGCGGCCACCACACTGCTGTACGTGTACATCGGTGTGCCGTCCACAACACTGTGCGCCTCGACGCGCTGAATAATCCGGTAGAAGCTGCTACGCGGAACGTCGCGGCCGCACAGCTTCAACAGGCGCCACATGTCGGCCGCCGACTTCGGTGACTCGTCGACACGCTCCAGCGCTTTCCGCTGCAGCATTTCGACAGTCCACAACGTGCCGCACCGCGGGCACGTCGCGGTCTGCTCGCGCGCGTCGACGTACAGCGCTGCGCCGCAAGCCTGCGTGAACATCGGCTCGCCGTGCGCATCATCGGCGGTCACCATGCTCTGGCACGGGCCGGCGTACTTCAGATCCGGCGGCAAGTCGATCACTCGCTCCGCGTCCTGCCGCCACCCGATCGCCCACGTGATCGCGTCGGCCGCATACGGGTACACCATCAGCCGGCCCACCTCGGACTGCAGGGCACGCGCACTGTTCGACGCGTCCCACTTCTCGTCAGCGATCACCTGCCGAACCATCTCGCCGAGGCGGATGTTCGCGTCGCGCAGCAGCCCGGCGGCCCGTTCGTTCAGCTTCGGGCTTGGTAGCCTCTCCCCGGTCGATACGCGCTGCCCAGCCCGCGCGGTCTTCGCTTCGCCATACGCGGTTTCACGCAGCCGCGCCACGTACCACGGCACCTCCGCGAGGTATTTGCGCAGCAACTTCGCGCAATCCCAGCAGATCGACTGCCCGGCGCGCATGCCGGTATGGCCGCAGTGTCCGCACGTGCCGTCTGCCATCAATGCACGACCTTCTCGCCGGTCAGGATCGCCACCAGGTCGTCCAACGTCATCGACACCCACTGCTTGCCGACGTCGCCGGTGCCGTGCCGCTTATGCACCACAACACCGACCAGCGCGCCATCGTTGCTGGCCTCGATCTGCGCTTCACGCGTCCACTGCGGTAGCGACATGGTGGCGACGTTCTTGCACTCGACCACCACACGCTGGCCGTGCAGTCGCACACCGCCGATGTCACCGCGGTCTTTCGCTCCGGCCTTCACGCGGCGGTCAATCCGGTCGTCGACCTTGGCGGCCAGGTAGTCGGCGACGTCGCGTTCAAACTTGGCGCCAGCGGCTTTCGCCGATCGCATGCTGCGGCCCATGAAGTTGCTGCCTCCCGCTATGAAGTTGTGGACCACACCGTAGGGCGGTGTTTGTTATCACCGCCCACCGTCATGCCGTCAGCCTGCCCGGCGGAACGCGTCCCGCGGCGGTTCGGCCGGGGCCGGTGGCTCTTCGATCCGGCTTGGCAACTGCCCATCCACCACCCGCGACACCAGGCGTGTCGTGATCGCATCCGACAGCTTGCCGCGGTTCATACCCTCGGTGTCGATGCCCAGACCGCCCGCGAACGCCAGTTGCTTCTCCGACGGCGCCTCACTTGACCGCGGCTTGTTGCGCACCCCGCCGAGCTGCCCGGCCGCGATGCTCGCCACCTTGTCGGCTTCCTCGAAGCTCATCCGCACCGACGACAACGCGAATTCGCCGGTGCGGGTGTTCGCCGTGCCGACACGCCACAGGTCACCCTCGCGCACCAGGACCACCGCGCGACGCTCGGTCTGCGTGTCGACGAACAACACACCACCTTCGGTCTGCCGGTACCGCTTCGACGCCCGATCTGGCAGCAGGTGAAAGTCGCGGGCAGTCATGCCGCCCGGAGTGATCTGCAGCGTGAACTCTTCCCGCTCCACCTTCTCCCGCGGCGGCCGTTCAGCCGGGTCGACCAGCTCGCCATCGTCGAACGTCTTACGGTCGCCGACGTGTTTGATTTCCACACCATCGCGCAGGTCGTTGAGCGTGACGACACCGTCACCGCGGCCGGAAATGTCCAACACCAACGCGTCGGTCTTGCCGGGATGCAGCCGGATCGCCCGCCCAACCATCTGCGTGTACAGGTTCATCGACCGTGTCGGCCGTGCCAGCACCACCGCATCGCACATCGGGAAGTCCGCGCCCTCGGTCAGGATGCCGACGTTGATCAGAGCTTGGATGGTGCCATTGCGGAACGCGTCGTAGATCGGCAGCCGCTTCTTGTACGGCATGCTGCCGTTCACCCACTGCGCGGTAATCCCGATCGCTTCCAGTGTGTTGCACAGCATCTCGGCTTGCTTCACTGATGCAGCGAACACCACCATGTGACGGTTGCGTGCATACTCGTGGATCGCGGCCGCGACGAAACGGATGGTTTCAGACGCCTCCATCACGGCGGCTAACTGTTTCGGCCCGTAGTCACCGGCTACCAGCCGCAGATTTTCGAGCGCATCGAGCGCATCGGTGTGCGCCACAATCCCGTACGGCTCCACCAGGAAACCCTCGTCGATCGCCCACCCCAGGTCACGCTCGAACGCGATCGTGGTGAACACGTCAGCCAACGCGACACCACTGTTGCCGTCGCGGTGCATCGTCGCCGTGAACCCGCACAGCTTCGAGAACCCGTCAAACGCGCCCAGGTTGTCCAGCACCTCGTGATACGAGCTGGCGCCGGCGTGGTGGCATTCGTCGACAAGCGTGACATGTCGCGGCAACACAGCTTGCAGCCGTTTCGAATTCGCCAACGTCTGCAGTGTCGCGGCGATGATGCCAGCTTCACAATCGTTGTCGGTTCCGCGGACAATCCCGATGTCGTACATGGGGATGCTGTGATCAACCTGCGCTACCGCGGTCGCCATCTGGGTCAACAGTTCGGCGCGGTGCGCCAGCATGACGACACGATCGCCACGCTGGTAGGCACGGGCAGCCAGCGCGGCGATGACTGTCGACTTGCCGCCGCCAGTCGGGATCACCACCGATGTGCGGTTACCTTTCGCCCATTCGGCCTCGACAGACTCAACCGCTTCGAGCTGGTAGCCGCGTAGTTGCCGTTCCTGGCCGGTCACTCGTCTTCACTTTCTGTGTCGGATGGCAAACGCCACAGGGTTTTCGATGGGACTTCGCGGGTACGTTCCTGTTGAATGCTGAGTTTCTGCGCGGCACGTTTGATCGCCGACTCCGAGAAACCGAGGTCCGCGCCAGCTGCACGCACCTCAAGCGACGGTGTCGGGCCTTTCGTCGTCAAGTAGCCTTTAAGCCACTGCACGCATTCGTTTTTCGCCGACCGGCCGTTGCCGCTGGCTTGCTCTTCTGACAGCAGGTCGCCGACTGTGCGGTCGGTTGTGCCGATCAGCTCGAACCGGGCCATCGGGCCTGTGCCGCCGTCGTCGAAAGTGACCATCTGCTGCCCAATGCGGTACGCGATGTTCAGCCCTTCGATGCCCGAAGAGTTTTTGTCTTGAGTCATGACACGTGTGCCGTCGTCGGCTTCCCTGTCGACCGCGAAACCGAACACGCACCGCGCGACCTCGCCGAACGCAGACGAACCGTTGATGCCCGCGGTCACGTTCTTCGCGTTCTTCGTCAGGTGCGCGATGCCCAGCACGACGCCGTCTATCGCTTCGCTGATCCGCACCCACGGGTCCAGTGCTTCACGAACCTCGTTCGACCGGTACGTGTCGTCGCTGCCGCCGATCGTCGACATGAGCGGATCGAGGAACACTGCGCGGACGTCCGCGGCGAGGAACATCTCAGTCAGCTCAACCTCGTCGGCTTTCGCTTTCACTCGGGCCGGGTCGTCGCCACGTTGAATGAAAAACACGCGATCCATGTCGGCGCCAGCCGCTTTCAGCGACGGCACCACCGTGTGATTCCACGCTTCCTCAGTCGCGATGTACGCGACGTTCACCGGCTTGCCTTCCCAGCACCCCGGCATGGTGCCGTTCGTCCACGACGCGGCGAACCAGCGGGCCGTGGTGGACTTGCCTGCGGCCGGACGTCCCGCGAACAACGTCAAACCGCCCTTCAAGATGCGGCCCGCGCCGGCGTACTCCCACGCCCACGTCGGCAGCGTTGAACGGATACTCGACGCCTTCACCAACCGCAGCGGGTTCACCGCGTACTCGTCGTCAACCACCGGCGCCGCCGGTGGTGCGCCGCCTGCCAGAAACGCGGCCTGCGCAGACATCGACGGCGATGCGGCGGCCTGCGTGGCGTTCGGCTGCACGCCCGGTTGCCGCCCCGCACCAGCCAACGCGTTGAACGTGGCCGCGTCGTCACGCGGCACAGTGGCGGCACGTTCCGCGCGTTCCGCCCGCCGGTCCGTCGTCTTCGCCAACGCACGCCCAACAGCCCACGCCCTGATGCCGTCCCATTCACGCGCGGCCGCGCGTTGACTCAGCACCGGCCGGCCGCCAGCTTCCGCAACTTCCGTCTTGGACGCAATGAACAGCTTCCGCAGCGCTGCGTCAGCTTCACGCGCCGAGTAGATGCCGGCCACCGCTTCGTCCATCGCCCACGACAGCATCGACGCGCCGGTCTGATGCCGCGACTCGCCGGACTCAACGCGCTGCCGGAAACGGTTCACAAGCGCACCGATCAAACCCGGGTTGCTACCCGTGGTGTGCGAATCGAGGAACGCTGCGACTTGCGCGTCGGTGGCTGCGTCCGCGTCGACCATGTCAGCGTCGGGCAGCATCGCGGCGATCGGTTCGGGTAGCACAGGGACAGGGCCGGTTGTCAGCCACCGGTATTCGCCGCCCTCCGGGTGGTAGGACGGCGCGACGACGATCACACCGTTCTGGCCGCGGACCTCACCCCATGCGCCGCCGAGTTGCCCGTTGCCGTTGCCGAGCTGGCGGCCCGCAGGCACCTGATACACCAGGTGTTTACGGTCGGGTGTGTCGGGCCGGGTGAGCTGCGCTGGCGGCTGGCCGCCGTGCTGGCGGATGACGTCGGGGATTCTGTCAGGGTTGTCGATGTCCAGCACGACAGCGCCGGACCGGCCGCAGTGCAACGCGATGCCATTATCGGTACCGGCCCACCATGCGACGATCTGGTCGGTGTCGCGGGTGGACTGCCGCTGCCACGACCTGCCGAGAATGGAGCCGGGGTGTTTGGTGCCGCGTTTGATCGGGATGACGTACCAACCGGCAGCCGCGTACGCGAGCGCAGCGGCCAGCGTGTCGCCGTCGGGTGGAATGTCAGGGATGGTCAGGGTCATGCCGCGCCTATTCAGTTGTGTTCTGCCAGTGCCGGTTAGAGCGTGTGTGAGCCTTGCCCGGCTGACACGTCCAGTTCGAGGTCGAACAGCCCGGCGGCCGACTCGCGTGCGGCGGCTTTCTCCGCTGCACGCTCCGCGGCGGCTTTCACGCGTGCGCGGTGACGTTTCGCGCACGCCTGGCACATGGCGATCAGGTTCGACTCAGACTGGTTGCGTTCGTTACCGTCGAGCGCTTGCACGGTGAGGGAAACCATCTTGTCTGTGCCGTGCACTGCGGGCCGGCCGTGTGTGTTGGTGCACTGCTTGATGGCGCCGAACTTGTGGCTGTAGCCGCATTTTCCGGTGCATTCGCAGCGTCCGTCGGCGCGGTCGAATCGGATGCGGTCGTGCAGTTCGAGGGTTGCCCGGTCGCTCATCGCTGCAGTTCCTCGGTGCTGTAGATCAGGGGTGCGAGTGCGTCGAGAACTGCACGCATTCCGTGTTCAACCTCGACGTCTTCGAGCGGTGCTTCCGCGGACATCTTCTGGTGTAGCTTGCGGATCGGCTTCAACGCCTCACGGGCAGCTTCGATCTCACAGATGGTCGACTTGCCGTGTCCTCGGGTCGACACGAGCGCCCGCCGTGCTGATTCGATTGCAGGGTCCGCGGCCGTGGCTGCAGGGTCGCTCATTTCACGTTGCCCCAGTCGCACGAGATACCAAGCCCGATACCGGCGGCGCCGACATGCTCCTCAGACACACACAACACGCGACCGCGCGGCGTATCCACCCAATGCACCGTCACATCGCCCGGCGGGCTGCCGGTGCCGTCCGCGGCCGCCGGCGGGGAGCCGCAACCGGCCAACGCAGCCGCGGCCACCGTCGCGGCTGCAACCAGCGTCGCTGCCCGACGCCGGGCATGCGCCATGCCAGCACCCTGCCTCGACGCGCACAGTGCGCATTGCGGACGGATGTTGCCGCGCACATACCGGCCGCCGTCGACACCAGCGATCGGATACCGGTCGACTGCGATCGTGTCGAACGTCAACATGGTCGGGCAGGTTGAGCATTTGCAGGTGGTGCCGTCGCCGAACTCGTCGAGCAACCACTGCTTGCGGCGTCGACGAGCGGCCGCAGATCCACGGTCGTTGGTGTTCGATGTTCCTCTGCGCACGGTCATTGCGCTGCCTTTCCGAAGCGTTTTGGATGCGTTTAGCGACAGGTCGAGGTAGTCGGCGTTCAGGTCGATGCCGATGTAGCGGCGGCCATGTCGCAGCGCGGCAAGTCCGGTCGTGCCACTGCCGCTAAACGGGTCTAAGACCACCCCTCCGGGCTTACATCCAGCCAGTACGCACCGCTCAGCTAGATCGGGCGGCATGACGGCGCAATGTGCGCCCGGAAACGGCTTTGTCGTAATACTCCACATGTCGCCGGGGTTACGCCCCTTGGCGTCAACACTGTCGACAGTCCAGGCGCCTTTCGCGCTGTTCTCTTTGTTGGTGTGCCCGCTGCGCGCCCGGCGAGACGCAGCGCGGTTCCCGGTGTACGTCTCACGGATCGGGTCAATGTCAAACCAATAGCGGTCAGACTTGGTGAACAGGAACACGTGCTCATACCGCTTTGACATACGGTCGGTGACGTTTTCGGGCATCGCGTTCGGCTTGTGCCAGATGATCGCGTTACGCAAGATCCAACCGTCATCTTGTAGGGCGAAAGCCACACGCCACGGAATGCCCAGCAAGTTCTTGTTTTTAGCGTAGGTGTCGCCAATGTTCAGCCACAGCGTGCCGTCGGCGGAAAGCACCCCCCGCAGCGCGTCGAACACCTTGCGCATCGTTTCTACGTACTCGGCGGGCGTCGACTCTTGACCGTACTGCCCTGCAGCACCGTAGTCGCGCAGCTTGAAGTACGGCGGGCTGGTGACAATGCAATCGGCCGAACCGCTTTCGAGACCGGATGCTACCGACAGGGCATCGCCATGGTGCAGTGTCACGTACTGGTCACTGTGATAGACGGTCACGGGTTGACACCTCGCGCGACGATGGCGGCCCGGATCTTGTCGGGACGGAAGTCCGACCACGTCTCAGTGAGTTCGTCGACAACAACCGGCGCTGACGTATGCCCGGCGGCGACGAACCCGGCGGTGACGCTCTCGTCGACCTCGTCGAGCCGAACCTCAGCGTAGGAAACACCTGCCTTCTCGAAACGGCTCTTGGTCAGGTTGCATTTGTGGCATTCCGGGCCGGTCGTGTAAATGGTGATCACGCGCGCAAATCTCCTGCTATTCAGTTGTGTTGGGATGCAAACGGAAAGCCGCCGACCGTTTATGACAGTCGACGGCCTCCCGTTGGTTGCCGGTTGCGCCGGCTGCGGGTTACTGCTTGAGCATCCCCAGCTCCTGCAGTACCTTCAGTCCCTCCGGGGTGACACCCTCGGGCAAGCCAGCCGGCGCAGCGGGCGTCGGCGCGACCGCGGGGGTGGGAATGCCCTGCTGATGGACAACCGGCTGACCGGTCGCCGTCGACACCACCGGCGCCGAATCAGCGAGGAAATTCGCACCCTCGTTGGGCGGCGTGTAGGTGGCGGTGTACTGCTTCGCACGCCCGTCGTCGTGCGTGTACTCCACCCACAGCTCACCGCCGACAGCGAGATAGTCGACCTTGGCGGCCTGCACGGCCCGCTGCACAGCGGCACGCATGCCGGAACGCACGAACAGTCGACGCACCCCGTCGTCGTCCTTGATGCTCGGGTCACGCTGATCGGTCTGGATGGTGACGACCATCTGCAACTTCGGGTTGCCGTCCTCGTAGGTGAGGGGCTTGCCGGTGTCGTAGTCACGCTGCTGCTCGACGGTCGGCTCCGCGATGATGCGGCCGCCGTTGCGGGTGCCGTAGCTCGGGAACTTCGCGGTGGGTGCGCCGCCGCCTGCCAGGAATGCTTGCGATGCGTTCGTCATGTTGTTGTGCTGCTCCTTATTCAATTGGGTTGCGCCCGTGTTGATTTACTGCTCGCCGCCGGGGCGCCGGGCGGACGTTCTAGGTGCCGTCGTAGAAGTCTGGGACGTCGACCGGAATGTCGCGGTGATATTCGCGTTCCGTTATTCGCGCATCGCACACCCCGCAATCGTCGCCGTCACAGTCATGTTGCACGCCTCATGTTTATCGGCCGGGGTGCGTTCCGCGCCGCTGGCCATGCCGACAGTCACGGACAGTCGCCGGCATGCTCCAACCAGCACGACGTGCACAGTTTCGGCATACGTGCACCTTTCGGCAGTGTCGACGCTGCATGCTCGTCGCAGTCGGCGTGCACCACACCGCCATCCGCCCCGCGGGTCACCTCGTCACCAACGTTGATTGGCTGCGGGCAATCCGCGCAGCGGCCGCGGTAGCGGGCCGCGAACGTCTCGGCGCTCACCCGTCGACCTCGCGGTGCATGCCAACCAAACCGAGCGGGGTGATCATCCCCCACAGCCGCATACACAACGCGCACGCCAACGCTGCCTCATGCGAACTGTAGGTGAGCCGCAGCGCCCCGTACGCCACCACCCAGTTGCGACGCACCCGCCGGCCTTCCAGCTTCGCCCGGCGTAACTCCCCTTTCGCGATCGAGCGAGTCTGCGACACCCGCGGCTTACCGGGGAGCGGAACCTGATACGGCGTTGGGGCCATCACGACACACCACCCCTGCACGCATGCACCGCCGGATGACCGGCCCGCGGCGTGAAGAACGGACAATACTGGCAGTCGTCCGACACGGTCGGAAACAGGTTGATGCGCTCCGGGTGCCGGTCAACCTGCAGCTCATCCATTGCAACCATGATGCGATCGAGCTTCGTCAGCACACCGTCGACCACTTCGTCGCTGTAAGGCTCCGACCACGCGAACGACGCAGACAGCTGACCGCCGCGCGGCAGGAACCAAATCGCAACCCGTTTCACGTCGAAACCCTGATTGCGGTACCCGCGGCCGTACAGATGCGCTTGCCGCTTGTACACCAGCGACGGGCCACGCTTCTTGTACTCCGCAAACTTCGTGGTCCCCGGGAACTTCAAGTCGACCACGGTCCCAGTCCACGTGTCGAACAGGTCGCACGTGCCCGACAGGTCTTCACGCACCGTCACCCGACGTTCCGAGAACCACCGGCCGATCGGCACGCCGTCGTGCACCGTGCAGCGCGTGCCCGGCGTCGTCTCCGCTTGCCGGATCAGCCGGGCGTTCTCCAACGCGATGGCTTCCTCGAACCGCGAATGCCCGGCCGTGCCAACCCACGACGGCAACGGGTCGCCTTCCGGGTTGACACGGTCCAACTGCAGCAGACCGCCGGCGAGGCGCCGCGCGCACGGATGCCCCACCTCGGACGGGCCAAGCGCTTTCTGCATGTTGCGTGGCGTGTTGAAGTAGTGCCGCCGCAAAACTGCCTTCAAGTCGGCCAACAGGTCAGCGTTGATGCGCTGCTCGTCGGACGGCGGCCGGTCACGTTCGTGCGCATCCGGTGTCAGGCCGAGAAACGCGGCCGTCCCGTTCGTCATGACAACATCCCCTTAATCCACACGCGCGACGTACCTTTGGTGAGTTTCCCGAGAAGCGACGGCACCGACGGTGCGGCCGGTGTCGTCGGCTCGTCGTGGCCTTCCAGGTCGACGCTCAAGCTGCCGACAGTCCAGCCGAGCACCGTCAACCGCACGGTGGCCTTCACAGGTCCGTACCCACGACGGCGGCGATGGCGGCTTGGTAATGCTCGTGCGCGGCTCTGATGGCCTCCGCAGACGTCGCCGCTTTCTGCAGTAGTTCGGCCCACTCGTTCGCCTTGGCGGGAGAGATCGCGATCTGACGGTTTGTGGTGGTGAGCAAGTTGTTGCTGTTGATGTACGTCTGCACGTCTCCGGTCTTGGGCAGCACACCGACCGCAACCTCCCGCTGGTGATCGAGCGACACTCGGCCGACCATCACGAATTCCTTGCTCATCGGGTCACCGCCCGGCCCACAGGTTCGAACGAACGGCAGCCAGATCGGCGAGGCTCACGCCTGGCGACCCAACCCTGTCGCAACGCTTCATGCTGCGCAGAATCTCGAAACAATGCGCTGTCGCGACCGCGTCACCCATCGCTGTGTGCCTGCCCAGCACCTCGACACACAATCTGCGGACCACGTCATCCAACCCGGGCAGGTCGTCCAACGCGATGTCAAGCTTGCCCGCGGCGTATGCGGACAGGTCCGCGAGCCGGTGATGCCACGGCCGACCGAACGGCCTGGTGAACCCTGCTACACGTTTGGCTGGCCCGAACGTCTCCACCGGGTGAGGGACCATCACCGGAATCTGCACGGCTGCGAGCAGTCGAGAATCAAACGCCGGGTTGCTTCCCGCGAACGTGTTGCCGGTCAACATGTCTCGCAGTTCGCCGTACTTTTCGGCCGTCGCGGCGGGTGTCAACGCCTGCTCGAACAGGCCGCGCTCGTAGTACCGGTTGACCTGCAGTGCTTTCGGCTCAGCCTTGCTCAACGCTTCCTGAGTGACGTGTGGCACGAAATACAACTTGTCGCCGGTGTCAACGTTGATCGCAGCGACTTCCAGGATCGCGGCGTCGTCGTGCAGGCCGGTGGTTTCGAGGTCAACGACAATCAACTGCCGACGCTTCGGCTCCGGTGCCGGTTCAGGTTCACCCGCGGGCCGGTCGGCTTCCTCAACCAACGCAGACACCGTTTCAGGTGCCAGGTTGATCGTGACGTTGTTGTCCTGTTTCTGCTTGCGTCGCTTCATAATTTGCGGGCTCCTATCCCTGGTGTGCTACTTGCCGAGTCGGCCGACAACCGACGGATGGCGGTGGTCGATCGCCTGACGTAAACCCTCGTAGCGGATACGCCAATACCTTGCCTGCTCAACCGCCACAGCGGTGCCGACCATGCCGGCGGCCGCCGCGACGGCGAGCACGAACTCAGTCACTCCGCCAGCTCGATCCGCGTTGACACTGACGGGCTGGTGAACTGGTCGACGATGTCCGGGCGTTCCTTTTTCAGCGCCTTGGTGTCCAGCCGATTGGTGGTGATTTCCTTGCGGATCACCACAACCCGGCCGTCGATAGTGCCCTCGGTGGCGGTGCCGATAGCTTCGACGATCGCCAGCTTTGCGGCCTTCTCAACTTCCGCCCATTTGGCTTGCTCAGCGCGGGCATGCCGCAACAGGTCGACGTGCCCGGCTACTGCTGAAATGTCGGTCATTGTCTCGCTTTCGTTTCGTAGTTGATGCCACGGCGTGTCGCCGTGTGCAGATGCCCAACGTGCCAACGTGTTTGGTCTTCGTGGCAGCGGTACGGGGACATGTGGCCGCCGCGATCACCGCGGAACCGGCTGACAGCTCGCTTCGCTTCTTTGCGGCTTGCATAGGAACGTTTGCCGCAGTGCGGGCAGGTTGTCCAACACACCGCGTTGCGCTGGCCGCTGCTCACGGTCAGCTCCGTGGTGTCGCTTCGAGCAGGGTCGGGAATGTGGAGGTCAGGCCGAACCGGTAACCGCCGGTCTTCAAGTCGTACGCCTTGCCGACCTCCAACTGCTGCCACAGATCCCACGAGTTGAATCCACCTGCGATGGAATCTTCGACGTCGAACGATCCGCACGTCGTCGACACGCGTTTGGTGCGGGTCGCGTTGCCGTCGTTCGCTTCGTACAGCGTGTCTTTCGCGGTGACAGTGCAGCCAGTGTGCTCCTGCTGGTTGACCAGCGAGCACGCTGACGGCAGCGTGATCACAGCCACCGTGGCAACCGCGACGGCTGCCAGACGTTTCCTCATGGTGAACTCCTATTCAGTTGTTATTCGGTTGTGTTGCTACTGAGTTGTTATGCGACTGCGCTGTTTTCGCCGTGCCCCTTTATCCCTGTCAGCCAGTCGCGGAAGGTGATCAACCGAAACCCGTTCTCGCGAGCACGTTCCAGCTCGCCCGGGTTGCTCAATATCGCCTCGTGTGTGACTTCCTGGTGGTGACGCTCCAATCGGTACCCAGCCACCAGGTCCGAGTGGAACCGTGAGCAACCTTTGCGGTGCCTGTGTGAGCACGGGGTGAACTGGCTACTCTGCGAGTTGCCGTTCACGCTTTGCGATTTCGCGGTCGATGTAGAACCGGGCCTTGCGCAGATCTTCGATCGCGTCGTTCTTCAGGTCGCAGCGCCAGATGTATTTCAGCGCGTTGCCGAGGTTGAATCCCATGTGCTCGGTGATGGTGATGCACTCGACGCCGGACGGGTGGGATGTGTAGTGCGACGGGTGATTCACCGCGTCGGCGGTGGGCTTGTCGACGGGTTGCGGATCTTCGCTGGTGTCAATGAAGTCGGCGCACTCCCACATGCCCGGCAGCTCGACGTCGACAACATCAGATCGGAACGGCACCGCCGGCCCGCCAATGCCCAGGTACGTGAGCAACGTGTCGAGCGTGAGCAACGCCGTCGGCAAGATGAATGCCGGGGGAGCGGTCACTTCGCCGTCAGACGACACAACCCACGCGGCCGGGTCACCAGCCTCGGTGGCGGGGGTTTCGTCGTCCGCGGTGCGGCACTCGGGGCACATCATCGAGTCATCAGGACCGAACGATGTCGCGTAGTTGAAGTTGCACGCCTGGCATAAAGGCAGGCCGGTGGTGGTTGGCATTGGTTCGGTCCTTTGCTGGTTGATGATGCGGCGCCGGTTATCCGGCGACACTGTCCGCTTCGATGGATGAAGCGAGGCCGAGCGGGACACCGTTGGCCTCCGCTTCGGTGGGCACGAGCTTCGCCAAACCCGTTGCGGCGCCGCCACCTTTGTGGCGGCCCGACGGTGCGAGGTCTGCGAGCCATTTCGTGACGCCCGGCTGGTCGACAGGCACCATTGCCGCCAACGCGACCACCGTCGCCTGCAGCTGGTAGCCGTCCAGTCGCGTCAGGTCGTGCCACAGTTCAGCCGGGTCTTCGTCGCGGACCCGTTCGGCGTACTCTTTGGCACGTTGGATCACCGCCTGGCAGTTGCGGACGTGCGGCACCTTGTTGCCGTGAAACTTGATGACCCGTCGGCGTGCACCGACCGCTTCGGCGATCTGCGCGGCTTTCAGTGACGTCGACGCGCGGATCAGAAGACACAGCATGACCACCGACTGGTGGGTGAACGTGCCGTCGTCGGGGTTCCATCCGGCAGAGAACATTTCGTCACCGTGACGGTGCAGCACGTTGTGCAGAGTGGTGCGCGCTTTGATGCCCAGTGCGTCACAAACCTGCTGGGTGGTTGCGGGTTCCGGCAGGTTGGGCAGCAGATCGTCGAGTACGTGTGTTCTCGTGCTCTGCGCGAGGCGGGTGTCGCGACGTTTCTTCGCGGCGCGTTCGCGGCGGCGGTCGGCTGCTTCGTCGGTTTCGTTGGGGGGGCGCATTTCGGTGACGGTGCTCATGGATGGTGCTTTCCGGTCGGTGCCCGATGTCCGGGGCAGGTGTTGTCTGGGAGCTGGCAGTCGATGCAGTCGTCGACCCGGCGTCGCTCGTCGTCGGCTGGCTGCTGGAATCGCGTCACAGCAGACCGACGGACATCGCGCCCAGCACGATCGCGCCGATGATGGTTGCGGCGAGGAACAAGGTCCAGCCGATGAAACTGCCGGTGCTCATCGCGTGGGATTTGCGTGTATCCGCTGGTGGTTCGTGGTTTATACTCGGTTGCGACATAGCAAAAGGACTCCTATCCCGATTGTTTGTGTCAGCCCGGCCCTCGTCTCTCCGCGGGGGCCGGCGCCGTGTTGCGCTGCGACTTATCCGCAGCGATCCATGTCGGGCTCCGCGTGCAGGCTGTCGTCGAGTCTGCGTGCTTCGAGAAGCTGCTCGACCCGCAGCACGGCCTCGTCGCGTTCCCGGGTGATTCGCTTCAGCTCATCTGACTGTTTGGCGATTACCCGTCGCCCGGCGTCGCGTTCGGCGACAACTTCCGCGTACGACTGCACCACCGGTCAACCGGCCCGTTTCGTCACGGTACGATTTGTGCGCGGTTTAGCTGCGACGCGTCGGCCACGGCCGGGTTCGCGTACGAGAACACCGAGTGGAACACCGAAAACGCCTGCCATTTGGGCAAGCACCTGCGCGGTTGCGGTACCCTCCCATTGTTTGCCAAAAGTCTCGTAGATTGTCGAGCGTGAAACGTTGATCCGTTGCGCGAGCTGGCCGCGGCTGCGAATGCCGTTGCGGAAGCACAGGTCGGCGACAGCGTCAGCGTTCCATTCCAGCTCGAAAACGGGGATCATGTTGGGGCCGTTGGAAGTGCCCGATGCGGGCGGCTTGAGGGTGGTGGTTGCGGTCACATCGAAGAACGTACACCACATGACCGGAAAGCGGACGCATGTGTCCGGGAATCCGTACCGTGTCGTACGGAAAACCGGTCTTGACCGCCTAAAACGCAGTTTGAAATGTCCGGGAAACCGGACTAAACTGCGCCCATGAGTAGTAGTGACTACGAGGAACTGCCGGACCTGGCGGCCGTCCTGACACGAATGACCGGCGGCACGCGCATAATCCAGGTCCAAGACATCGCCGACGCGCTCGGCCAACATCGACAACGCATAACCGAGTGGCGCAAAAACGGAAAGCTTTACAGCGCAACAGTTCTCGCCGAACTTGCATTACGCCTCGGCCTGAACCGCGTCGAACTTCTCGCGAGCTACAACATCGTCACCGACGAGGAAGTGCTCGAATACGCGGAAGAGATCCGCCGCCACCCTCAGACTCGGCCGCCGGGGCGGGGGGTGACAGCAACAGCCCCCGACGGCAAGACGGCGACGACACCCCAGAAAACGACTGGCCGGAAACGCCGGACACCCCGGGGTGACGCAGACCCCCTATAGCATTTTCCGTGCGAACACCGATCATCTGAGTGATACATTGCTCGAATAGACGCCAGGGCTAATTAACGGCGCATAACAGTCTCCGTATCCTCCAGAAAAGATCCACTCGCACATGACGATTGACCTTGCCGCCGCCATCTCAACCAGAGTTGCGGTGATACTCCTCATTGCCACAGCCTGGTACCGCCGACGCAGCTTGTCGAACCGCTGGCAGCAACCGATCACACTTCACCTGATCCTGCTGGCGGTCGGCATGACTGCCGCAACCGACCTTGTGGCAGTGCGAGGGTCAATCGCCAAACTCACCTATACCGACTGGCTGGGCACATACATCGGTGACGTCGCAACGATATTCGGCTTCGCCGCGCTGGCCTCCACAATGCTGGCCCGCGTGTCATTCAACGACATCGACGCGCAGCATCTCGTCAATCAGCGTGTCATGCCGATCGCCACCCTAGCGCCAGCGCTCATGCTCGCCGCGCGGATCGAGAGTCAACCCAACGATCCAGCCCGGCCGCCTGAACTGTTCCCAGCAACCGAAGGTTGGCTTTCAGTCGCCGACGGCTGGCAAATCGCATACTGCTGCGCCTTCTACGTCGGATGCGGCACGCTCGCCGCCATCGCAGCTTGGGCAGCACGCATCATCACCACCGACCCGCGTAGCCGATTCGGTGCACACCTATGGATTTTCGCGATGCGATGCACAGCGCTATCCTGCGTGGTCGGGGTCGTCAACGCGGTGACCGTGCTGCAAATCAGCTGGCTTGTGTGGATGCTCTCGGCGATTGGAGCAATCACCTCAGCCACCGCGGCGTGGCTGTCGTGGCGCAAACGCCTGCAGCCGTTCCGCCGGCTGCTGCAGTTCACCCGCACAACCCGCGGCGAGCGCCGCACATTCAACACGCGCGCACGGCGCTGGCACCTCGAAGACGGCGAGCCGAGGTCAGCCGTCTAACCGGCAAAACGCAGTACAGCCCGCCTTGTTACGCGGCGGGCCGCTTCCGTTGACCCCCCATGCGACGCCGTGCAGCGCGCTTCATCACCTCAATGCCAGCGTCCAAATCGCCCGGCTTGAAACGCGCCACCTGTTGCGCAACCCATGCGTCAAGCTGCTGTCCCGTCACAGCGGTACCCCATATTCAGTTGTCGATATTCAGTTGTGAGCGCACACGTTAGCGCGCGTTACGCATCAATACGTGAGGCCATGCGCAGCGGATACACTTCGACACCAAGCTCCCACCGGGACCGCACCCGCTGCACCTCAATGTGCATCGTGGCGCGCAGAAACTCGCGTTTCTCTTCGAGCTGCAGTGCACCCCACGCGGCGGCCGGGTCCAAAGCCGCAGCGACCTGCGCAACCACCGGCGACACGAAACGCGCCTTGTTGCGCTCTTCCGCAGCTTCAATCCGCGGCTGCAATCGCGCTTCGATCCGTGCGAGCATCTCAATGCTGATCTTGCCGGCGTCGTACGCGTCCACCGCATCCGCCAACCGCTGCCGCAGCTCCGCAACATCGTCGCCGTCATCCACGACCGGTGCGTCGTCGACGGGTTCAGCGAGCTTCGCCAGCTCGCCCGGGTCGCTCAACAGCGCGACCACAACGCGCGTAACAGCGTCGTCCACTTTCGCTCTATCGCGGCCGACGTGCCCGTGCTCGCACCCGTAGAACCACAGCTTGCCGTCCGCGCGTTTCTTCGCAGCTGGCACACTCCCCTGCTGCCGCATGATCAGCTTGCCGCCGCAAACACCGCACACGGCGATACCGGTCAGCAGGTACTTCGGCGCGGCGCCGCGCGAAACGCCGCGCCGGCTGCCGAACAGCGCAACGAGCCGGTCGTGATCTTCCTGCGTGATCAGCGGCTCCCATGTGCCTTTGCATGCAATCTCGCCGTGGTGCGTGCGATACCCCGCATACGTCGGATTCATCAGCATGCGACGAAGCGTGCTCGTGCTCCACGGCTTCCCTGGTGTGCGGGCCTTCAGGTCGGCGACGATCGACCGCACCGACTCGCCAGCGAGCACGCGGCGCGCAGCATCCTGCACCAACGGAGCCGTCGTTTCGTCGGGCACACGGCGCAACGGTCGGCCGGTCGTTGCGTCACGCACAATGCGATACCCAAACGGCACATGCCCGTGCGCGCCCCCGGCCGCCAGGTTTGAGCGATGGCCGCGCATGATCCGCTCACGCGTCTGCTCGGCTTCTTTCTCCGCAAGCAACGCGTCAAGCCCGGTGACGAACCGGTCGTCGCCGACGGTGAGGTCATACACCTTGCCGCTGTAGCACCACAGCACACCGCGTTCCGCGCACAGGTTGCGCAGCGCGACGTACGCCTCCAAGTCGCGTTGAGCACGCGACGCCTCCCAGGTGACGAGCACGTCGCCGCGTCGCAGAATCTCCGTCAGCCGGCGATATTCAGGCCTGTCGCGGGTGGCGAACCGCGTCGCCGACCGGTCGTTGTCGGTGAGCACTTCGCCGATCGTCCAACCGTGCCGTTCGCACACCGCGCGGTTCTCGGCTTCCTGGTCGGCGACGGAACGCCCCCTACCAGTCGGATCACTGCTGACACGGTTGTAGATGATCGCGCGCACACACCCCAAACTACATGACCGTTATCAAACACGGAAATGTTTCCATGCCGCTTACCCCACATGTACGATCGTGCCGTCTGACCTGCGTTAATGCACCGTATACGAAAAAGGTGCCCGCCGAATCATCGACGGGCACCTGTGGTAGCCTTCACAACCGTAAGGCGCCCCGCGGCCGATCCCTAAGCCTAATCAGCCGTCCCGGGCGCCTTACCTACTTCAACGCCGGTCCTTCTTGCCGCGGTACTTCCGCACCGTCAACCGGTCGATACCCAGATCAGCCGCCAGGCTAACCTCCGTCACGCCATCCTCCGCAGCCAGACGCACAAGAGCGCGAGCAGCCGCAGCCGCCGCTTCATGCCGCTGCCGCGCCGCAGCCAACTCTTCGCCTGCGCGGCGAATCGCATCCTCATCACCAACGAGATAGCGCGCCGCAGACTCGGTTGCCGCCTTCAACTCATGCGCGTGATACGGGCCTGAGTACAGCTCCGCGAGCGCCGCAACGGTGTCCTCGTAGCGCTGCACCCGATCGCCCGGAATCGTGCGGTCACGGCCGTCGAGCCGCACGCGTTTACCTCGCACCATGTCATTCCCTTCGCTGGTCGGGGACAGGATAGCGGCCCCACCACTGCCAGCCGGGTTCATCGTCGCCTCAGCCATGTGTCACGCGTCGCAGACACGGCAAGCCGGGCCGAAGTTGGGCACATTGTGCGGGCAGGCCAGCAGGCTTACCCGACGTTGCCGATGCTCCCCCGGCGGATGGTCGGCCGCCAGGACGCACCCCGGCTGCTTGCACATTTCAACCTTCACCACAGACACGACTCCCTTGCATGTTGACCAGTCAACACACTACCCGGCGGCGTGTTGACTGGTCAACAACGCAGAAAAGCGCCCCCACCCGGGATGCGGGCAGGGGCGCAATTCAACGATTCTCAGCGGCGAACCGCGACCGCCAAACGGGTCAACGGGTCAACCCGCTCTGGTATCACATTCAACAGGTGAGCTGCCAGGTAGCACACAACGGTGCGTGTCAGCCACGGCCGCCGCGCGAGGTACCGGTCGACACCCTGACTCAACAGCTCGCCGCGCGGCGCACCGACCTCGTACGCGACCACCGCGGCGGCCAAGCCGATCCACGCACGGTCAGCCGGCCTCACGCGTCACGCCTTTCGAGCACCGGCCCGTCGAGCAGATCGCCACAGTCGTTGCACACACTTCTCCGGTAGCCGGGCGTGTGGTTGATCTGGTCGCCGTAGATGCCAGTCGTATTGCGGTGCGGGCAATGACGTCGACGGCGAAACCGTCGCGGCGCCGCCATCAGAAGAACACCGGAATGCCGACAGGATTGCCCTGCACCGGTACGAAAATCACACCGTTCGGACCAGTGTCGCCACCACCACCGCCCCCACCTTCGCAAGCCGAAAGGCTGAGAACCGCCACCATCGCGACGGCAACGGCCGCCAGACGCTTACGCATGCTGCGCTCCTATTCAGTTGTCGGTCAACCAACTACACAATGCCCATGCGGGACACTTCGCCACCCCGCATCAGATACGTCAACGCACCGCGGCGCGACTCGCCACCGTGCCGTTCGCGGAAATAGTCGCTGCCACAGTCGAACGTCGGCCCACCGATCAGCGTCTTCGTCGCATGACCTTCCACAGTCCATGTGTGCCAATGCCCGTGCTGCACCACCTGCGACGCGCCGGCCGGCTGATTGTGCACAGCCTGCTTCGCCAGCCAATCGAGCGCCTTGTTGCGCGGCCACTGATGCCCATGCACCACCGTGACCACAGTGTCGCCGACCGGCACCGTCATGCAGCCGGACCACTTGTCCGGTATCCGCACCTCAACATGCCCATACGCGACAGGGTTGAGCTTCAACGCATCCGACACAGCGATCGCCTGCTCAGTCGCCCAGCCGTCGCCCGGCCACGTGTTCAACTGTTCCTGCGACCGATCATGGTTGCCGTTCACCACGTCGAGGTACACCTGCGGCGCCCCAGACAGCCCGTCGACAGCGAGCATCATCAACCTGCGCAGCAACCGCGTCTGCTCGGTGATCGACTGCTCCGTCAAGTAGCCGTTGTTTTTGCCGCGCTGCGACTGGTTACCTTCGATGCAGTCACCCGGCATGCTGATCTGCACACCCGCAATACCCAGCGGCGCCAACGTCCGCAGCTGCCGCTTCGCGCGTTCCACACTCGCAGTGAACGTGTCGACGATCTGCTCGGTGCCGCCGTCGCGGGACACCTTGCCCAACTGCAGATCCCCAGCCTGGAACACAAACCAGTACGGCCGACCGGTACCGTCGGCGTAACTCTCGAATTCGCGGCGCTTCGCGTTGGCGACCAGTTCCTCAAGGTCCGTCGGCCCGTCGGCGTCGATCGGCTCGACACGCAGCTTGTACGACGCCAGCCACGTCTTCCGCAGATCGCCGTACACAGCTTTGCCGCTGTCGTCGATCTGCGGCTCCCCCGCCTCGTCGCGCAGCAGTTCACGCGCCGCGACCTGCCAATGCTTCTCGTACAGGATCGCCGCCAGTCGGAACCGTTCAGGATCACGGCCGATGCTCCGCAGAATGTCGGCATACTCCGGCGGCTGCCCAGGCTCCTGCTCAACCGTGCCCGTTTCGATAACCGCGGCCGCACCATCGAACTCGACGGACGGCTGGTAGCGCTGCTCCGGGACGGCCGGCGTGCCCAGATGTTCAGACAGCGACACGCCCACCCCTTTCTCTGTGATGATTCACGTGCTCCGAGAACCGTGGACGTTTCAAACGCAGGGGATTGTCAGGCCAGGACGCGCATTTGCGCCACAGCTCGGAAACACTGCCGCCCTGGTCGAGCCACGCATCGAACGCTGCCCGGTCCACAGGGTCGAGCTGGTCGTACCAGCGGCACACCCCGCAGTCCGGCGATGGGCCGGGCTGCAGGGCGCCAAGATGTTCAGCCAAGCTCATTCGCCCAGCACCTCGCCGGTCGGCACCGGCATAGGCTCACCGCGATCACCAGTAGCCCAACGCATCATGCTGCGGATGAACGCCCGAGCCGCTGCGAGCGCGGCCTCAGAGCGGACCAGTAGCGTGCGCGTGTGGTCATGCGCGGCCTGTTCGGCGTCGAGTTTCGATTCCACCGTGTCAACCCGAGCTTCAAGGTCACCGACACGCTTTACCAACATGTCGGTCAACGCCTTGAAGTTGTCTCGCCGCCGCGCAACGAGCACACCCACTGCAGTCGCCAAAACCGGTGAACCGCAAAGCGCAACGATCATTGCGCCTTGCGTCACCTCTTCCGCCGTCACCCGACCCGCCGTTGATCGTTCGGGCCGGTCGATGTCCGCGTGTTCGTCGCCGCCAACGCGCCACCCAACAGCGCAACAATCGCAGCCATCAACGGTGTCAGCGTCGAATCTTCAGCCCAGCCGAAACCAACGATGAACGCCTGCACCGCAGGCAACACGCCGTACACCCAACGCCGGAAACCGTCGCGAGTGTTGAAGAACGCCAACGCTGGCGACGCCACCGCGAGCACAAGCCCAACGATCAGCTTTGCGTGGTCCGCGTCGGCGATGTTCCACGTGACCATTGCCGTCACGGCATAAGGTGACAGCACGTGAACCTGCAACCGCAGGTCTTCCCACGTGCGTATACCAAGCCGCTCGTTCGCGAAAAGCCGCACACGCGACCACACATTGCCCAACACGTTGCACAGCTTCTCTCGAAGTGTGCTATCAGCGCCCGGCCTCATGCCGCGACCGCCCGCATGTGGCTCACCGCATGCTCAAAGTATGTGGGGCCGCCCGGCGTCACCGTCCGAATGTGGTACTCGATATGCGGTGCAGTCGCCGGCTTGCGGCCGAAAAACACCGCCGCCTTGACGATCGCCTGCACCGCGGCCGGGAACTCACGCAGCGGACTCTTCAACATCTCGACGATCTGCTCAGTGATGTTGTTCTGCTCCCCGCCGCCGAGCAGACCGCCGAGCATGCTGGCGAGCTGGTTGCCGCCGGGCATGATGCCCCCCAGCACACCACCCAACCCAAGCGCGCTTCGCAGGTCGATCACGTCGCTGATGCCATTGAGTCGCACCAGCTTGAAAATCGCCGTCATGTCTTCGCCGATGTCGTTGTTCGGGACGTTCGCGTAGATGTCGCCCGGGTCGAACTCGTCGACCCACGTGTCCGGCGTGTCGACGATCAACTTGTCGGCGATACCCCGGCCGCCGTTCTCGTCGAGACCGCGCCGCGGATTGCCGAACGTCGCACCGCCAGCGAGCTTGTGACGCAAGTGCTTCAGCCGGCCGCCGCGGAACTCGTCGAGCAGATCCGACACCAGCCACGCGCCCTGCGAATAGCCGCTCAGCAGGTACCCGTCAGGCACCTCCCGCGACGGCCGCGCCTCGGCCTTGAGCACCAGGTCGACACCCTCGTCGACACCGATCTTCACCGACGGCCCCATCGGGAACATGCGGGCCGGGTACTTGCCGATCGGCTGCAGTTCAACGAGCCCCTCGTCGCGCAGACGCAACCCAAGGTCGTGCGGGTATCCGGTGTACATGTCCACGCCTGTGCCCTGCGCGGTCAACAGCATTGGCTCGCTCACGCGGTCACACCCTTACGCAACACGCAGTCGTCGCCTCCCAGCGCGCAGGAACCGTCGCCGCCGTTCGCGACGAGAACGCAGCCGCCGCCGGACTGCGCGCACGCCACCTTCCGGACCGGGGCCGCCGGTTCACTGTCGGGGGGAGTCTCGTGCGGCTCGTCGACGTGATCGAGAATGCGCCGAGCCAGCGCGGCGCTGCCCTGCCGGTCCGCAGCGGTCGTTGAGGCGATCTTGCGCAGCCGCTCGATGGCGCCAGGGTCGCCGATCTTCGCAAGAACGTACTCAGCGACCAGGTGAATGTTGGCGTCCTGGTTGAGGTCCATTCCGGCCCAGGTGTCGACTGCACCCTCTCCGATGGCACGCAGCTCACTGCGGCTCGGGAACTTCTTACGCAGCTCGCCGGTGCCGGGCGCCGCGATCCAGCGCAGCAATTCGAGCATTTCACGCTGCTCTGCGGCGTTCAATGCGGACATGAAGTCATCGCCTCCGTCTGTGATCTTGAGTAGGTCGGCACCCATCGCCAGGGCGCCGTTGTAGCGGTTGATTCGGTCGTCGATTCCGTTCGCCCGGCCGTTGGCGCCGCGACCGTTGACCGCGATCGACGCACCTTCAATGTCGCGCCTGTCAGCGAAGTCGTTCATCGGTCGCTGTGTCGTCCAGTACCAGGTGACGCCCACGAACCCGTAACGCAGGCCCCGCAATTCGTCGGGATTGTCGACGAAAAACGTCGGCGTCGGCACGAGACCCTTGCTGTGCGCCCACTGCGACAGAACCGTGAAGTTGCGCCGCCCAGTGACCTGGATCGGCCCCGCCCCGCGGAACCTGTAGCCGTCGCCCGGTTGAGTGTTTCCGAGGTCGTCGACTCGGCCCTCATACCCAGCCTGCGCCGCGGTCGGCCCCCACAGCTCACTCATGTACCTGAGCCCAACCGACTCGTGCCCAACCTGAGCGCCCCACATGGCGATACGCAGCTCACTGTCACACCCGCACTCCACAAGGCACTGCCGCACCGCGGGTAACGCCTCCTGGTAGTAGCCGAATGGCATCGAGCCACCCATGAGACGCATGAGCACGTCGGCAGCCTGCGCGTCGGCGTCGACCGGCGCTGCCGGGCCGCCGGGTGCGTCAACGTCGGCGTACGCGTAGCCCTTCGGTGGGATCAGCGACGCGCACTGGTCGAAGCTGATCCAATACCCTTGAGGCTGAAAACCGCTGTCGGCGATCCACACTGCGCGACCGACACCAGGCGCGGCGTCGTCGTAGCCCATCGCCGCGACATAGTGGTAAACAGTGCCTCCGCTGTAGCGGGGGCTCACGCTGCCCTTGACGCCTCGCGGATAGTTGGAAGGCGGCGCAACCCAATTCATCACCACACCAAACCCGGCGTCGATGGACCGTTTGAGGTTGCGCCACAGCGCTTCGCGCTGCTCGGTGCGCGGCGGGTCGTTTTCGATGTACACGGACGTGTACCGCGCATCAGGTACCCGCATATCGAGAATACGTTCGATCAGGCCGACGTAGTCGGTGCCGCGCACGGTGGTGCCGATTTCGCGGGCCAGTGTCGCCTCGGGCACAATCAACCCGCGAGAATTGAGAACGATCTGCGTCGCCGCCGGCCCGCACCAATACCCGGTTTCCTGCGGCACAATGCTGCGGTCGTACGGCAGCACTTTCTCAGTCATATTCAGTTGTCCTGGTTCAGTTGTGGTTACTCGCCGCGATACTTGAACACCGGTGCAACGTCGATCTGCACCTGCTGCGAACCGTCGTTGACGAGGATCGAGAACGGCAACACCTCGCGCCGCAGCAGGGTTGTGCCGTTGAACACCCCGTACCGGTCGATCACCGCGCCGTTAGGGACGGTGCCGCCGGGCACGGTGATGGTGACCGTCGAGCCGGTCGCCTGCGCCTTGTCGATGTTCGGGTTCGCGACCGGGTCCATCGGCTTGGACGGGTCGACCGGTTCGTTGATGTCCACCGGCGCACCCCACGTCGTGTCAGCGGACACGGTGCCGACACGCGTCGAGCCCGCGAATAAGCCGATCCGGTTGCCGAGCGCTGTGATCGCCGCGCAGCACGCACGCCGGTGCGCGGCTTGATATTCCGACATTTGGTTGCCTTTCAATGAGGATTACTGGAATGCCTGCAGCGCGACGTACCCGTCGGCGCCGCGGCCGCCGTTGCTGCCGGTACCGTTACCGCCGCGGCCGCCGCCGCCGGGCGGGTTGCCGGTGGCGCCGTCCCCGGAAGTTGCTGCGGCACCGCCGATGTAGAGCTTGTCGTTCAGCAGGACGTCTTTGCCGCCGGTCGCGTTGCCACCCGCGGCTGCCCCGCCGTTCTGACCGCCGAGGTCGCCATTCTGCCCACCCGCGCCGCCGCCGCCGAACAGCTTGCCCAGGCCAGTCACGCTGGCACTCGACTCGCCGCCAGGACCGCCGTCGTTAGGGAAGAAACCGCCATTACCGCGCGCACCGCCAGCGCCAACGACGACGGTGATTTCTATCTGCGACCAGGGGATGTCAACGCCGCGCTCCAAGACGATCCACGCCCACGTGCCGCCTTTGCCGCCAGCGCCAGCCAAGCCGATGCCACCGCCGCGGCCGCCACCACCCCCGCCGAGCACAACAATGGCGATGAACCGGCACCACGCCGGGATGCGATACACGTACGTTCCCGGCGTCGCGTACTCGGCAAGGGCCGCGGCGTGCGGCGAGAATCCGGCTGCAGCAGAATCGGCGCCCACACCGCCAGTCGAAGTCAGCACCGTCGAGCGCACCCACACGCCAGCAGACACGTCGCCACCCAAACCGACGTCGGCGATTCGGAACTGCGGCCGCCACAGCGCTGTGTCAGCACCGACACCCGTATCCGTCGGCCGGGCGCCAACTCGAACGGAATCCGCGCCCACGCCGGCGTCACGGACCAGGATTCTCGGCCGCACCACCACCCGGTCTAAACCGACACCAGCGTCGGCGATCAGCATGCGCAGCCGGGCCGCAGCGCTGCCCGCGCCGCGGCCGCCGTCGCGCACCATCATGAGAAGCCGGTGCAGTTCCGCGACGTCCGACCCGACACCAGTGTCGGTGGCCATCGTGGTCCACGGTGAAAACCAGCCGGGAACGCCGTCATCGACAGCGATGTTGTCGTCGACGGCACCCCAGCCCGGGATCGTTATGCGTGGTGCGGGGAACAAGTCGAGGGACCACGACACGCAACCACCCCCGATCTGTCACTGCGGCGCATACCCTCTCGCCGCGTACTCGTCGTCCGTGAGAATTGCGAACTGCTCTCCGTCGAACACCACCCAGCGGTCAACCTCGTCGCTGTCGCTGATATGCACGATGCTGTGCGCCGTGGTGCCGCCGACTTCAATCAGCCATGTGCCGTCGACCCTGCCGGACACTGTTGCGTACAGGCCCGGTTGCTGCCGCGCCCACTTCTGCAAATTCACGGCGTCGTCAATCGTGTCGAGTCGCATTGCGGCGCCGACCAATTTGCGTGTTACCTGAATCATGGTTCACCCCCTAAATGTCGAACATCTCGAAATCGTCGGCCGTGCCGGCTGTGTAGAAGCTGTTCGGTCCGACACCGAAACCGCCGCCGTTGCAAAGCTCGTCGACCGGGTATGCGCCACCGTCGTCAACCCATTGGCGAATCAGAATGTCGTTGTAGTACAGCTGATACACGTTGCCGGAAGCCGCAAACGCGAAGGTGTCACCCGGCGAGACGCCATGCCCGATCGACTGCACTTGCTCGCCGCGGCTCACGCCAGGCTGGCTGTTGGACCAGTCTGTCTTTGTGTAGATGATGCCGCTAACTTGACTGTTCGCCGAAGCGCCGGTGCACGCCGCGTAGACGGCTTGCCCGTACTTCTGGCGCAACACCAAGAACACGCTCGGCGTGGTGACGGAACCCATCGTGGAGCCCGCGCGGATCTTCACCATCTGATTGATGCCGCTGAACTTCTGCACATACACGAGGAAGCCGTTGCCGCCGCTGGCCGCCGTGGCGGCGCGCACCTCGTTACCGCTGATCGACAACGTCGCACCCGCCATCTTCAGCCAGTTCGAGCCCAAGCTCGTCCGGTTGAAATTGTCGGAGTAATACACACCGGCCGGTGGCGGCGGTGACGCACCGTAACCCAGCGCAGCCCAGTAGCGCGTCGTCGGCGAAATCGCGTCCCCCGCAATCGTTTCCGGCAGCGACGTCAAACCACCCGCATTGACGATGTTCCCGAAGTACCGCGGATACGACGTCGGATAGTCAGAGAACTCGGTGATGTTTCCGTTTCGGTGCATGCCGGATGCGGTGCCGCCGACCTGCAGGATACCGACGAGGAACGTCTGACCTTTCGTCGCCGATATAGGTTCCGGCAGGTCAACTGACTGCTGCGCATACGCAGACGACAGTGAGGCCTTCACGTCACCCAAGTTCGACAGGAGCCGACACTCACCCGTCGCGGTGTCCATCGTGTACACCCCGACGTAGCAATTCGTCATTGACGTTGCGACCAAACCGAACTTGAGCGACTGAAACTCACGATCAGAGGTTGCCGTGACCGGGATCAGCACCAGTCGGCCGAGCTGCGGCGCGGTGGTTCCGTCGATGTCGAAGATGGGAAACGACACGTCGTCTTGCGGCCACTTCGACACATACAACGGCGTAGTGCGTGGCCGCAAAATCGTCGATGCCAAAGTCTCGCTGCTCAACTGCACCGATTCGACTCGCGTCGAAATCGACTGCGCTGCAGCCTGAACTTCAGCCGCCGAACGTGGCGTGTGGTCGTTCGGCGTCTTGAAAATGCCGTTCCAGAACTTCTGCCACGTGTCGCGCACATCGTCGAACACGTCGGCGATCGCGTCGCCCGCGTCGGCCAACTCATCCTCAAGCCCCTGCACCACGTGCTGCGGAATGTTCTGCAGCGCAGCGATCACCGCGGCCGCGTTATGCCCAGTGCCGGTACCACCCAACGCTTGCACGATCGCGTCTCGGATGTCCTGCCCCGCGTCAGCCAACGCGTTGGCAAGGTTCTTCACGTTGGCCTGCGGGATGTTCTGCAGCGCGTTCTTCAGGTCGTCGACCGTCTTGTCGACCGTCGCCGGCAGCCCGGTCAGCGCCTCCCAGCCTTTGTTGACGACCGAACGGAACTCGTCGATGCGCGCCTGAATGGCAGCCTGCAGGCCGGCGATCAGCTCTTGACTGATCAGACCAACCTTGCGGGCCGAACCGTCGTCGAACCACACGTCACCGGCGGTCGCTTCACTGCCGACCGACAGCGTCACCGCGGCATGCGTGGCTGTCGAGCCCGCCGGCACCTGGTACTCACCGGCGAGCATCGCCCAGTCCGCAGCATCCGCCGTCACCGGTGACACGCTGCTCACGACAGTCGACGACACGATCGTGTCGCCGTTGTACAGGGTGACGCTCAGCCGGATCGGCCCGCCTGGGCTGGCGTTGTACACCAGCCCCCGCCAGTATGCGAACACGCGCACACTGATCCGCTGCCCGGCCGACACCTCGAAACGGTTCGACCGCAGATCACGCGCCGTCCCGTCCGCAGTCGTCCGGGCCGACCCCTTCGACGCGCCGCGACCGACAGTGCCGTCCCACTCGTAGTTGGGGTTGGCCGCGATCGTCGACTCGTAGTCAAACCCGGGATCGTCGAGCAGTTCCGGGTTGAAGTTGCCGATGTGGGCGGCCGGGATGTTCCCCAGCCGCCACGACGGGATTTGACCGAATAGGTGAGGCTGCAACCACTGTGCGAGCTGTTCGACCGAGTTCGGGACGTCGACGAAACCGAACAGTTTCGCGATCTGCCCCAAGCCGAGACCACTGCTGATCAGATCGCCCAGGCTCGCGATGAGCGTTTCCGGCGAGGTCAGGTCGATGCCGGTCAGGTTCTTGATCGAGTCGATGAGAAGCGAATAGAACGTCGGCGCGTCATAGTCGAGCTTCGGCAGTTCCGGCATGAGCGACCACAACGGGTTGCGGTCGATGACGAGCTGCCGGCGGTCATACGCCCTTGGCACTAGCCGTTCACCTCGTTTCGGTGTCTCGATTCGGCGGTGAACCACGCGGCCAAGTCGTCATCGACGCGGCCGACCGCGGCGAACCGGTACCAGACGTACGCGTCGATCGGCAGCGGCAGATGCTCGCCCATCTTCGGCGGAATGTCTTCCGCCGGCACGATCGTTTCTGTGTAGTCGTGGATCTGCATGCCGCGGTTCTGCGCAGTCCGCTCGAACGACTCGCGGGCCAGCCACCGCGCCAGCTCGACGTCAGCGTCAGGCTCAATCGGGACCGTGGTGCTGAATTGTTTCGAGGCGCCCATCAGAGCCCCTGCGGAACAACGAGAACCGCCAACTGTGCGCCCCTGCCGCTGAACACATAGGCACCCAGCAGGCCATCGTTGTACAGGTTGACGTTGATGCGCGCCTCTTCTCCGGCCTGCACCGTCGCGACTCCGTTGTCCGGTGCCACCGCGTTCGTTCGGTCCTGCGGCGTCGACCAGTGCGGCGAAATCGTCGACCAGTTCGACGAGTTGCCGAAACCACGGCCGATCAGCTGCCCTGCCATCGGATCGCCGAGGCGCACCTCAACACCGATCGTCAACGGATCTGCGTCGAGTTCGATGCCGTACGCCTGAATGTGCCCCGTGACGTACGGCGTCCACGCGAAGTCTTGCGGCGGAATCCGGTACTGCAGAATAGATTGCCGCTGCGCGAGACCGGTGAACGGCGTAAATGCCGCTTCAGGAACGCTGTACAGTCGAGGGTGCTTCGCGGTGAAGTCCGACGGCTGCCACTTCTGCAGGTTCGCGTTCCACACGAGCGTCTGACCGTTTTCCGGTGCGCCGTTGCTGTTGTCGTAATCCGGTGCGTTCAGGATGTTCGTCGACGGGCCGACCGGCCCGCGCGGCGCCAGCAGGCGCACCTTGAAATGCGGATTGAGCGAGCTGCCCGACTTGACAGTCGTCTCTTTGACGTCCGGGTTTTCGTCACGTTCGGACTGCGGGATCGTCTCGAACTCAAACGACACGTTGGGTGTGGCCCCGGTCGGTCCGGCCGGACCGGGGCGCACCATCTGGAACGTGTCACCGGTCCACACGTAGACGACGGTGCCGATCCACCAGGCTTTGCCTTTGTCTTCCGGCCCAAGCTCGTCGCGGAACTGGTCGAGGTCCGCGGGCTGTTCCAGCGGGGGCCACTGCAGATCAACGAGCGGCGCCGGGTCGCCCTTCTCGCCTTTGTCACCCTTCAGGACGTCGAACGTGATGACAGCTTCGTCGTCGACGGCTTCCATCGTGGCGGCGAAACCGGCCGGGGTGGTGCCGTCGCCCATGATGCCGTACCACGCGGTGTTCATGAGCTTCTGGAACAGCAGGACCGCGTCGCCGGTCGTTGCGATCTTCGTCATTCGGTAGACCCCTCGTCCTCGTCGAAGTGAATCGACGTCTCGACGTGCCACGGGGCGCGCGCGTCAAGGTCGTCATTTGTGATCGGTTGCGGCGGCCGCGACTTGGGTTCACCGCCAGCGCGTCGCAGGAATTCGGCCCGAGCTTCTGCGGACATCCGCGGAAGGTCGTCGAGCGTGGCGCCGCGCAGTTCGTCCTCGACGCTTTGCGGCTCGTCGGGGTGCACCCACCTGACGGCGTCCCAGCCTTCAGCGAGGCCGGTCCCGGCAATCTCGTCGGGAGGTGGCACGGCCTGCTTGCGGATGATTGCCCGATCTGGGTCGATCACCGCGCCGGCCCGCGCGAGGTGGAACGACAGAATCGGGATGAGATACCGGACGTCGTACGTACGGCCGCGGCTGTCCTGCGGGTACTGCAGTGCCTCCGCAATGTCGTACATCGCATCCGACAGTGGATCGTGTTGCCGTTCCGGGATTTTCGGCGGTGCAGGCATGTGCTGCAGTTCCATCTAAAACAGGTCTCCTGATCCGAATAGCATCGCGACGGCGTTCCACAACATCGCCGCGTCACGCGTGACTTGCGCGAGCGGGTTTTGTGACTCGGTGTCGTCGCCGATGGTGAGGTCGAATGTTTTCGGTGTCGTCTCGTCGTAATGCAGACGCAGTGCACTGATCTGATCGGTATGCAGAATGCCGTCAATTTCGAAATGGCAGCGCGTACCAAGGTCGTAGTCGTAATAAAGCGTGTGCGGCCCGCCATTACGAATCGCGACCTTAAATGCTTGGTATGCGCGTGTCTTGTGGTGACCTTCCCGCAAAGTCATTGCAGAGCTGACCGTGTATGCGGAACCGCTACCTTGCTCGAAATGTTCCAGATATCCATACGGCCCTGACCTGCTGACTCGCAACGGATCGGTAGCCTGGATGTAGGCCAGAAGCATATTGTCAAATTGGCCTTGATACATTTCTTCGAGGCCAGCAGTTAATGGCGTTTCATACGATCCGGTGTAGTATCCGGCGTAATATTGAATCGCCTGCGACAACTGGCTGAGCGCATATTTGATCAGAAATGTTTGAGTTTGATTAACTCAGATGACCCTCGCTGGGTCTGGCCCCCCTCAGTTTCCCAAGGGGGGCCAGACCCAGCCAGGCGACTTACCTCCGGTAAGAATCTTGCCGGCTTTCGCGCGGAACATGCTGTGCTCCGACGAAATGATCTGCGAATACTCCGTGTCCCTGAACGTAATGTCGGGAACCTTCGGTGCGACACCGAGAATCTTGCGGATAAACGGGTCGGTCACACCGTCGCCGTCGCGGTCTATCGGAATCAGCGTTTCCGTGATCAGATTGTCACCGGTCGCTGCGATCAGATCCAACGCACCGTCAAACGCCGTGCCTGTCGGGCCAGTGACACCCGAATTGTCTTCAACTGCAAGCACAATGCAGTTGCGCGTAGGTCGTGCCAACTTCTCGCCGACCAGCGCCGCCAGCTCGGGGTGCGGGCTGTCCTCGTCCTCAGTGAGCCAGCAGTACGCGCGCACATTGCAGCCGGACGACCGCAACATCGACTCAGTGACGTCGTGCGCGTTCGACCACCGCGCCATAAGCACCGTCAACCGCGACTGGTCGAGGAACGCGTTCACGAACTGCATTTGCACAGGCCAGTTCAACGGGTTGAGGTTCAACAGGTTCGACGCCTCACCCGTCCATGCGCCCGGGTTCATGACCTGCGACGGCAGAGCCAGCAGCGGCCAGTAGTTGCGCGCCAGGTTGAGGAACCCTGTTTCAGCGATCGCCGTTCGCGTGTTGGCGATGCGCAGCCACGCCCGGATCGGTTGCACTTCCGGCGCGCTGAATGGCGTGGCGCCGAAATACAGGTGCTTCCAATGCTCACGGTTGTGCGCGCACTGCAGGGTGACCGTGCGTATGCCGTTCTCGTCGCGCTTCACGCGAACGTTCGTGACCTTCGCGTTCCACCGCCACCGCCAGTTCCGGCGGTTCGGATACGGATCGATCGTGACGTGCAGATCCTCGTCTTTTCGGACGTCGCTGCGCAGGAACTCAACCAGCCAGTCGTCGCCGCGTAGAACGATGTCACCCTGCCCGGTGTCGTGCATCATTTCCTCGGCGTCGACCGACTTCTCAGCAGCGACCGTGCCGATGTAACGCATGTGCTTGTCCCACAGGCGAATCAGCGGTTTCGCCCGCGCCTCTTCGTCGATCACCTGCCGCCGCGCGTCCAGGTACCGGTACGCGGCTAGCGGTGACTTCACAGGATCTGGCGGCCCGTCGATGACAGGCAGCACGTCCGCGAGGTTGGGAACAGTCAAGATTGCGCCCCCTATATTCAGTTGTGTGCGAACAGGTGTCGCGGTGCTATGCCCACGCCATCTCGTAGTTCTGCGGCATGATGCACGTGATAGACCCATACGGGTTTGTGTGCGTCACCTTCAGATGCGCGACTGTCTGCGGCGGAATCTTGTTGCTGAAACCGATACCGCCCGGGATGCGTCGCTGCGCCGGCAGGCGCGCCGCGGTGACGTCATGCAGCAGCAGGTCGAGAAGCTGCGAGTTGCGCAGAAACTTGTACGTCTGATTGTCGACCGGATCTTTCTCGGTCGTGATCGTGCGTTTCGTCGGGTCGGTGTCGACCAGCATGTAAGAGCCGTCGCTGTCGTACAGCTTGGGCAGCTTCACCATTGGGCCGCCGATGCCGTCCTGCACCGATGCCTCACCAGTGCCGCGCACGATGAACTTCGGCCACGATTCCCACGTGCCGCGGTTCGCGATCGACACAACCCCCGTCGCGTGGCCATCACCAGCGACCACGCCGTCCAGCGTCGCCTCCCACACTCGGGTCAGTGCACGCTTGCTGTAGAACGGCCACGGCGCATGCAGCGACATGTTCCAAAGCATCGTGTTGTTGCCATTGCCGGTCGGGTCTATCGCCATCGACGTCTTCGTCGTCTCGCCGAGAATCACGGCCAGCCACCGCCAGCCGTGCGTGCGCGTGAACGAACCCAGGAACCCGGGCACCGTCTTTGACCACGAGGACCACCAGGAGCCCTCAATCAGCCGGTACGAGAACGGGTTAGCATCCTCCGGCCGCTCAGCGTTGCCGTTCGGCTGGATGTGCACACCAAGGTTGATGACACGCTTCTTGTAGTCGGTGCGCTCACGCGTCGCACCGATGACGTACGCGCCTTCGCTGTAGCGGTGCTCAAAGTCCGGCTGCATGACGCCTTCAAGGTCGCGCGCCAGCACCACACCTTCGCGACCGCGACCCGGGCCGGCCAGCCTCCACAGCTTGTTGTTCGACGGGTGGGTGTACACCCATTTCGTCTGCTCAGACCGCAGATACTCGCCGTTGACACCCAAGTCATGCCAGTTGGTCAGCTTCCGCCAAGACGGATGCGCCGGATTCTCGTCGGCATAGATCGGGTTGCCCTCGGCGTCCAGCGGATACTTCGGTGGGTCCAGCCACCAATCATCATGAAGCCCAGACACAAAACCCTCTATTCAGTTGTGCCGCGCGGCATTCCGGCGGGCCACCAGCTCACGGTGACCCGCCGGAATGCTCAGCGGTTATCGCACATGCGTTGTTCGGGTGCGCGCGTTCTGCTCTGCGTGCACCTGATCGCGCCACGGCTGCGGCATGCTGCCGACCGGGTTGTTGATCGTGATCGAATTGTCGACCGGCCCAGGCGCGTTGCCTTGCCCGGTGTGCACGGCCGGCAGGAACGCGCTCAACGCGTCGGCCGCGCTGCCAGCAACCGACGTCGCGTTGTTGGCAACAGCAGGGTTGAACTCGCCTGGCGCCAACTTCGGTGAACCGGACTCCGCGGTGAAAGCCTGCTCGCCACCGCTGAGCGCCTTGAACAGGCCACCCAAGCCGGTGCTTTCAGCCACACCGTCGGCGAAACCGCCACCGCCAGCCGACTGCTCGCCACCGCTGCCGGACAACAGCCCGCCAGCGAAGTTGATACCAGCCATGAGCGACTTCACTGTCGGCCACTCAAGCGGATTGGAGAACAACGAGCCGTCGAGCCCGATCGACTCCAACACACCAGACACGAACGTCTTGCCGAAGTCGGCGCCCGACAGGCCGCCCTCGCTCGACGAGCCGCCGCCCGACTTGCTCAGCTTGCCCTTGGTGCGCAACTCCGTGTCAGCGTTCTCAGCCTCGGTGAGCTTGTCGTGCGCCTTCGTCTGCCGCTCGATCGCGTCCTGCAGCTCACGCTTTGCGACCATGAGGCTACGGTCAGCATCCTCAACGCCCTTGCCCTTGGCTTGCGCGTCAGCGAGACGTTGCTCAGCCTTCTTCACCCGGTACTGCGCGTCGTCGACCGACTGGTCGGCGTTCTTCGCCGATGTGCGAGCACTGTCGACCTTGTTCGACGAGCTGGTCAGCTCCGCGGACGTCGCCGCCCGGTACGAACCGCCACCGCTGGCCGAGCTCACCGAGCCAGCCGACCCGCTGCCGCTCAAGCTTCCGCCGAGCGGGGACACCGATGGCCCGACGAGCGAGACATTCGGATCGGGTGCGTCGTTCATGAACAAATGGACGTGGTCCATGTGGTTCTGCGTTGGGCTGCCGCGATCCTCCATCGGCTTGCCCGTGCCGTCGAAACCGTTCCCGTACCCGTAGCTCGCCTGCCGCCAGATCACACCAGTCAGCCCGAGAGCGCTAGCGTTCTTCAACGCCCACCCGGTGATCTGATTGCCGAGCGCCTGCCCTTCAGCCGACTGCCAGTTCGGAATCATCACGTCGAGCGCGTTGCCGGTGCTGTGCTCGCCGTACCCGTCTTCCGGGCGCCAACCGCCGATATCGCCGATGCCGAACGCCCGTGAGATGTAGTCGCGCACTCCGCTCGTGTGCGCTGTCAAACCGCCGGACGCGTAGCGCGGCAACAGTCTCATCAGTTCGTCGGCCGGCCGTCCAGCGTTGATCGCCTGCAGCAGCGGCAAGTTACGGGCCGTCGCCGCAGCGTTCGTGATGAACTCGCCGTTAGCGACCCTCACCATCGCCGGGAACCCGAGGATGCTGTCGCTCGTGCCGGTGCCCGGCCCGCTGATACGGCCGCCAGTTGCGTAACCGGGCAGCACCCGGCCACCACCCACGGTGCCGCCGTTCGCGCCACCACCGACACCGCCGAACCGGTCCGCGACCTTGTTGATTCCGCCGGTGATCTTGTCGAAGATCCCGCCGACCGCATCCCATGCGTCCTTGACGACGTCCTTGATCTTCCCGAACACCGCGACGAACACATCCCGGACAACAGCCAACCTGTCGCCGATCTTGTCGATTGCAGCAGTCAGCAGGTCCCACACCGGCTGCGCGAACTGCCAGAACGCCTGCACGGCGTTCCTAATGGCGTCGAACGCGGGCACACCCACTTCGCGCCACAGCCAGCCGATAACGTTGCCGACGCCGCGCAGCGCCGCCGTGAACAGATCCCACACCACACCGACGACGGACCACAATCCAGACGCGGCCGCGCCGATCGCCGAGAACGCTGGCACAGCGATGTTGCGCCACAGCCAGGCGATCACATTGCCGAGCACCCGGAAACCGGCAACCACGATGTTGAACTGCAACCGCAGCACCGCGGCGTACAACCGCCCAAACGCGGCAACGGCCGGTTGGATGAACTGCCAGACAGATCGGATCGCAGTACCCAGCGCCGAGAAGCCGACACTTGCGGCCTGCCCGATGCGGCTGAGCGTCGGGCCGATCGTGTCCCACACCGACTGCCATGCCGTCTTGAGCCAATCCCACACGCTCGAAGCGACGGCCTTGACACCGGTCCAGATCTTGTCCCAAAGCTTGCGGCCAGTTTCGGTTTTCGTGAAGAACGCCCAGATTGCGACACCGGCGGCGACTACGCCAGCAACGATCAGGCCGATTGGGTTTGCAGTCAAGGCAGCATTCCACAACCACTGTGCGGCGGTCGCCGCCTTCGTGATGCCCGACCAGATTCCAGTAGCGATACCCGCCGCGTTCGTCGCGACAGCGACGGTGCCAGCCACAGCCGCATGCGCCGCCAGCGCAACCCGCAGCCCGACGAGTGTCGGCACTGCCCAAGATGCGTTATCCGCCAGGAACTTCAGCGCCCCGGCTGCGAGCTGCAGCCCCGGCACGAGAACCGATGTCAACACTTCAGGGCCGATGCGCGCAAGGGTCTGCCCGATCGTGGCGAACGACGAACCGGCCGCCGACATCGACGGGCCGATGTCCTTGAACATTTCGACGATCTGCCCAAACTGTCCGCTCGCGTTGCCGGACGAAATGTCACGGATCGCGTCGCCGATGCGCGAAAGGAAGTCGGTAATGCGGGTTAGGCCGCCGCCTTCCGTCCACGCCACCATGCGCTGCGCCATGACTTCAGCCCAGTTGCTCGCCAAGTCAGTTATCTGCCCCATCGGGGCCTTGATCCCGGCCGTGATTTGGTCGATGACGGTCGTGAGACCACCAGCGAGCGGCTGGATTCCCTTGAACACCGGCGCGAGCAGTTCAGCTCCAAACCGGTTCATCGCTGCCTTCATGTTGGCGATCGAGCCGAGGAAACTGCCGCCCATACCTTTCGCGGCGCCACCAATGTTCTTCTCAATGACACGCTGGAATGTCGCCGAATCGACCTGCCCGTCGGCGACCATCTTCGACAGCTCTTCGCCGGTGACGCCGTACTCTTCTTGCAGCCATTGGAAAATGGGCAAACCACGATCGGCGAGCTGCGTCAACTCCATCGTGTACGCCTTGCCGCTGGTCTGCACTTTGTTGACGATCGAACCCATTTCGGACATGCTCACGCCGGCGATGGCCGCCGCGTCCGCAGTCAACGACAGGTAACGCGTCAAGTCTTGGCCGGGCTTGATCCCGGCAGCGACGGCCGACGCGGCGGTGTTCGCAGCCTCGTCGAGGCCGAACGCTGTGCCCTTCACCGCGGCGGTCGCGTCTTTCATGATGTCGGCGGTCGCCTGCGCTTCATGGCCGAGCGACTTGAGTTTGAACTGCGCCGAGTCGATCGACGTCAGGCGCGAAAAACCGCCCTGCAGCGCCGATCTGAATGCACCCGAAACCGCGCCGCCGATCTTCGTGACCAGGTTGCCCAGGACCACACCGCCAGCGACCGACATTGCGCTATCCATGCCGGAAGCCATTCGGCTACCGAAATTGCGGCCGATGCTTGCCCCGTCGCCGAGGCTGCGCGCGACACGCGCCCCCAACCCTTCGCCCACATTGGACGAACCGAGACCGCGGTTAATGTCGCGGCCAGCCGTCTGCCCCGCACGGGAAGCGCCGGACGTGTCGAAGCGTGGCGTCACGACCAGCCCGCGGCCAGCTCGTTCAGCCGCGGTGCGGATGCCTGCCTCAAGCTCTCGCGTTTCCGGCAGAATCGTAAGGTAATACTTCGCTTCGGCCACGCCAGCGCCCCTCCGTGTTACTTGTTCTTGCGTTCCAGCCAGCGCTTCGCGCGTTCCGCACGCATCGCCAGGAACTTGCCGACCGTGGTTTTCGTCGCCGCATGCAATCCGGCCGACACGACACCACGGTCGTTCTTCTTCTCTTCGTCACCCGGCCGCGGGAACGGCTCGGGAATGTTGCGAGGCGGATCGGCGTGCGCACCTTCGGTGGCCTGCCAGTTGTTGATCCGCTGCGCGTCGATCAGGTGCGCAATCAGATAGTCGGTTGTCAGCCAGCCCTTTTCGACGGCATGAAACACCGCCGTGCCGGGTGGTGCCGCGAAGATGAACGCGTACAGGTCATCCCACGACAGCGACCCGTCGTCGAACTCACGTCCGACGACGATCAGGTCGCGTCGAATGGCGTCCTCTACCTGCCGCGCCGCCGCGCAGATTTGCGCGATTTTCCCTCGATCAGACCGCCGTCCCGGCCCCACGCCTCAACGAACTCGTCCCACTTCTCCGAGGTGAGGCTGTCGAGGATGTCCAGCGCACGGTCCGACGCGTACTGTTCGATCAGCGCGAAAGTGCGCTCAAGGTCGCCGAGGTGCTTGTGCCGGCGGATCCAGCCCGGGGTGGGCTTCGACGGGCAGCGGCGCACGGCGAGGGTGGTGCCGTCTCCGTAGTCGTCGACCGCGAACTCCGGGTCGAAGTCGTCCGCGTTGAACGTCGCGCAGAACAACTCGCTGCCGGGCTCGTAGTCGCCGGACCACTCAGCGACGATGGGGTCCACTTCGGGCGCCTCTTCGGCGGCCAGCTCGTCAACGACGTCGGTGTCATCGACGGTCAGGTCTTCGTTTTTGCTCTTGGACATTGCACTCTCCTGGTGTGTTCCCTGGTGTGAAAACCTGGTGAACACCCCGCGCGCCCACCAGGATTAAACGCGCGGGGTGTTGGTCAGAAACCGCGACTGCGGTTGGCTAGACGGCGATCACACCGTCGTCGCTGTACTGCACGACATGGTTGCCGTCAGTGCCCTTCAGCACCTTGAACGTCGGCTCGAACGCCATCGGTTCGTTGTGCACCAGCTTCAGGTCAGCCAGACCCGACTTCTGCGCGCACTGCGCCACCTGCCGGATCATCTTGTCCTCGTACACCGAATCGAGCACCAGCGTGCATCGCTTCGGCAGCTTGGAGTTGATGAGCACCTTCATGCGCGCACCGTGCGCCTCGGTGGCCGCGGCGGTCGACACGTTGCCGTCGCCCCAGATCGCGGCGTTCACTTCCGGCGAGAGCACCTGGAACAGCTTCATGCTGTACTCGATCGCGAACTTGTCGCGCAGCTGCCCGATCTCGTCGCCGCCCCACACCTCGATCGGCTTGGTCTGGTCGTCGAACTTGATCGAAACACCGTCGGCGGAAATGAAACCGAGGTTCTTGAAGCTCGCGTGCAGCGGCTCATCGACGTCGGTCGGCAGCGGCGTGCCGAACGGCGCGTACCACAGACCACCGACGGTTTCGAGGTCAGACGGCGACGCCGCGAACACCTTGGAGACGTCGCCCCACGACGTCGGCTCTACAGGAGAAGTCATTTCTTTCTCTATTCAGTTGTGTTGGATGTGATTTGCCGCGCGCTACCCGCGTGGCGGCTTGAGGCCGATCGTCCAGAACACGGCCGACTGCATGCCGAACAACGGCACATCCTCGTCATCCAGTTCTGCCGGTCCATAGTGATGCGTCGCGGCGGTGATCCACACAGAACCCTCACCGGGGACGGTCACCTTGCGGTGCACAGCGGCAAGCATCAACGCGTGCAACAGATCAGCATTGCGTTCGAGACGCACAACGTCACGATCGAACACCCGAACCCGGATCAGGTAGTGGCCGAGGAACGGGGCCTTGTTGGTGCCAGGCCGCGACAGCAACGCGTACGAGGTTGGCTCACCGGCCGGCGCTGACGGTCCAACCGGCAGCGCGTTGCCCCGCGCGGCCAGCTCGTCGAGAAGATAGCGGCGCGCCGCGGTGATCGGACCGACGGGCGGCACGAGCACCGTCATGTCTGCGGCCCGTATTGAGCCGCAACCTGCATCAGCGGTGCAGTTTTCACTTCCGCGCGGTATGCCTCTGATGTGGACGGCCACACATGCGCACGCGCACGATCCGTGCCGACCGTCACATCGGTGCTGTAGCCGTCGGCGTCACCCGCGATTGCGCCGGCCTGCTTCGCGTCGTCCTCCGCAGCCTGCTTGAGTGCCTGCTGAACAGCTTTCGACCGCCGGATCGCGGCGTGTTCACTGAACGGGAATACCAGCTTGCCCACGGTTCACCACCTCCCGCAGAATCACCAGATAGCCAGGCTTGAATCCGAACGGACCAAGGTTGTAGTCCTCGACATCGCCGTAGACCTTGAACCGCCGGCCACGCGCGTCCACCACCAGATCGCCGTGCTTCCAGTCGGGCTCGGGTGTAGCCATCGAATACTCGACGATCACCCGGCCGTCCAGCTCAGGTGGTCGGGCGGGGTCGTTGACACGCTTCCGCAGGCTCGTCACCCACCGTTCGCGTGTGCGTTCCTCGGTGAGCGGCTGACCGGCCGCGTTCTCACCGACAACAACCGTCTCCGTATGCAGCACCTTGTGCGGCGTCGGAAAGAACCCCATCAGTACCGCTCACTGCTCATCGGGACGGACACCATCGTCGACCGGTACGGCTTCAGTCGAAGCTTCAGCGCCGCCGTCAAGTACGGGCCGGGTGAGTTGCCGCCAGCGGCGAACGTCACCCCGAACCCGTCAGCTTGAAGCGTCTGCGCTTCCGCCGGGATGTCCGTCGGCCGGATCAACGACAGTGCCGCCGCTTCCGCTGTCACTCTCGTGATCGCCGGCGGTATCGGGTCCGGCACCGTCGACGGGTCCAGGTACCCGACCACGAGGTCGCTTGCCTGTTCCAGCAGGTCGGCCACGTCTTCCGCCGCCAGGCTTTCCGCCAGCTCCGGCCGCCTCAGCGCTTTCAGCGCCTTCTTCAGGTCGTCCAGTGTCGCCAGCATCGTGCACCCCCTCATGCTCGATCCAGCTGTCGTCACCCGCGACGAACGCGGCCACCAACGTGCCCGGAGACACATTGATGGCCGCACCCGTCACTGCATGCACATAGCGCACGGTGGCTCAGCTCCCGTCGCCCGCAGCGGCCGGGATGATGGCGCCGACCGGGGTCTTGTTCGGACCCATCGCGGTGGCCGAGTTGCCCAGCACGTAGGCGTAGCGCGCCTTCAGACGCAGCGCCACCATGTCGCGTTCGGCGAGGTTGATCTGATTCTCACCGGTGCCCAGCGTGGCCTGGTCGAGGAACTTGACCTGGATGTCCTGACGGACACCGATGCGCACACGCGAGCTGTCGGCGATCAGCGCGGTAGCCGACTCGGGAGCCCACGCACCGTTCTTGTTGAAGAAGGTGCGGAAGCCGTTGAACGACTCGTCGCGGAAGATCGGGAAGCCGTTGGCGTCACGGACGTTCGCGACCCTGTAACGCAGCGCCAGCGACGACACGAGCGTGTCGGGTGCCCATCCGGCCGTCGCGATCTGCTCCGCGACCTGGTTGGAGCAACCCACGAGGTCGTTCGGGTTGGCGGTGCCGTCGACAACCTGAGCGACCTGACCGGCCGCGGTAGCGGCCTGCAGCAGTGCTGGCGAGACCCAGGACGCGGGCTTGTCGATGCCCAGCATGACGGCCTGGTCGAGCTTCTTGCCGATCGCCTGCCCGCCCAGCTCCGCGACCTCGGTCAGCACCGCGACAGTCGCGTCGTCGATGATGTTCTCGTGCACGGGGATGATGACGGCGATTTCCTCAGCCACCAGCACACGGTCAGCCCACGTGACCTTGCTCTGAGGCTTCACACCGCTCGCAGCGGTGGCGGACTCGCCGACCCATCCGGCCTCGGGCAGGGTTGCCAGCACCGGCAGGTGCGTGGTCTTGGTGCCCATGTTGACGGTCGGGAACGCGGACAGGACGGTGCTGCCCTGCTTCGCCGCGGCCAGGAGGGTATCGGCGTAAGCCTCCTGGATGAGGGTCGCAACATCGTTGCGCGAAATGTCGGCCATTAGCCGACCTCCTATTCAGTTGTTATTCAGTTGTTTTCGATCAGCGGCGGGGACGCCCGCCAGGGCAGCGGTTAGCTGTTGCCGCGCAGTTCGCGCAACGCTGCAGCCGCCCGCTCTTTCGGGTCAACCGCGTCGCCACCTGCACCCGTCGCGCCGGACTTCAGGCCGCCACCGCTACCAGCCGGGTTGCGCCGCTGCTTGGGCTCCGGCGGCTTGGGGGCGTTCGCGTCGCGCCACGCGATCAACGCGTCGGCCGACGCGGCCAGCTCTTCCTCCGTCGTGCCCGTGAGCGACGCAGCCGGCACACCCTTGGTCGTGGCGATCCGATCCCGCAGCGCAGTGAACTCGGCCTTTTCGGCGCGCTTCTCAGCGGCCTCGCGGGCTTCACGTTCGCGCTGCAGCTCCGTCTTCTCGCCTTCCTTGATGGCGTCGAACTGCTCGGCCTTCGACTTGAACTCGTCGAATCCGGCGTACTTCGACCGCTCCCGGTCGAGACGCTCGTTGATGATGCGGTCAAGTTCAGCCTGCGTGAACGTCTTCGGGGTGCCCCCGTCGACGTCGGCGGCGCTGGTGTCGACCGGGCTATCGGTCACATCATCGGGCATTTTTGGGTTACCTCCATCGGAGTAGGACCGACGCACAGCCCGGCCGAATCAGCCCCACGGCGTCGTACGCAAGGCAGCCGTCAACGACGGTTCGGCGCGGTAGTTGGATACAAAAAAGCCCACGTCACCGAGACGTGGGCAACTGTCACCGCGGAAGCGGTGCAGTCAAGCGCTAGTCAGCATCCTCCGCTGCTTGCGCAGCGAGAAACGACTGTCGGGCCGGCGAATTCGTCAGCCGGTTCAACAGCATGGCCTTATAGCCGAGCATCCACATGCGGGCCAGCTGTCCGGCACCTGCATGCGGATTTGTGGCGCCAGGTTCCGCCGCGCGGCCCTCACGCCACGCGGCAATCGCGTCCTCTTTGCCGGTCACTGCAGATAATCCTCAGTCATCGGATTGCGCCAACGCGTCGTGCCGTCGAGAACCGATTGCCGGTACGCCATGAACGTCAGACGGCCGTGCTGGTCGAACCATGCTGCCATTTCCTCCGACATGTATCTGCGTGCATCACGTTCCGACATAGACCACAGTGACGCCGGGTCGATCTTACCGTCAAACTTGCGTTTGATCATCACCCCGCGGGTCGCATTTTCCGCGGCCTGGTACGCCTCGTTCACGAGCGCGTAGTACTTCTGCTTCAGCACCTTCGTGAACGTGTCGCCGGTGTGCCCTTCAGCCTGCGCGTCGCGCATGAAATTGCGGCGCCGAACCGAATCGAGCGACACGCCCATAACTTCAGCCTCAGCGACGTCAGGATCTTCGCCAGCCTCGATCAGCTCGAAAATGCGGTCATGCTTCGCGCGTAATTCAGCCTCGGCCGCAGCGGCTTTCGCTTGCTTCGCGGCCTCCCGCTCAGCGGCCTTCGCCGCCGCAGCTTGCTCGCGGCGCTCGATCCGTTCCATTTCGCTAGCGAGCTTGTCGACGAGCGCGTCATCGCCAGCTTCCAGCGCCGCGCCCATGTCCCGCTCAACGTCGTCGAGGGTGCGTTTCGGCTTACGACCACGCTTCGGTTTCGCTGACGTATCCGCCTTGCCGCCGAACGGTTTCGCCAGCTCTTCATCTACGCGCCGGTAATACTCGACGGCATTGTTGTGCACAAACTCGGCGTCAAGCCAATCGCCGATAGCTCGCTTCTCGACCCTCACACGCTCAATCGAGTCCATCTCGCGAAGAACCGATTTCAGGTCGATCGCGCCGTGTTCGCCCTTGGTGTTTCCGGCGGCCTTCGACGCCGTGACAGCGTCGATGTAGTCCTGCTCCCACTGCTTGACGTAGTCGGGCGGATCGTAGGTGTCACCCGGCCTCACCATCACTGCGATGCAGTGACAATGGTCGTGATACCGCTCCCCCAGTTTCCGGGTTCCGCGGGTGCGACCGATGCTGACGCGTTTATCGCCAACCGCCGCGCCGTACTTCGCGGCCTGGCGCTCGCTGCGGTACACACTGCGCCGTTCGACAGCCTCATCGCGGCTCATCAGCCCACCAGCGATCATGCGGCGGTCAGCGACAGTCAAATCGACGCCGCGGCCAGCGACCGCGCCGGCCGCCTCAGCGCTCGTGTACACACCACCACGGGTCGCCAGCATGCGGCAGAAACTGCACGCGTTCGCAGACGCATGCCTAGCCCACCGCGCCCCCGGTTCGCGCGCCACGTTGTCAATCACAGTGCGCCGCGACGCGTCGAAAACAGCCCGAGTAGCCGAACCTCGCAGCGCCGTGGCCGGTTCGCGCTGCAGCGCCGCCCACCGGCCCGACGCCGCGAGCTGGTCGACCGGCGGCAGCGCCGCCGGTTCCACCACGAAACCGGTAGACGACGGCGCCGCTTTCTGCTCGCTGTACCACTGCGCCGTCAGGTCATTCGCGGCACCCAGGAACGGGGCAATCAACTTCGGGTAGACGTCGGTGACGACCGACAGACCTTCGGCTTTCGTCAGCCCGCCCAGATGCGACACCAACCGGTCAACCGCCCCGCCGGCCTCTTCACTGAGCCGCGTCAACGTCCCCTGAAATTCCGGCACCGCCTCCACCATTGCCGCCACCCCCGTCCATGTCCGCGCCCACCTCGGCGAGCACCTTTTCGACAGGCGGGCCAGCCGGTGGCGGCCCCGGTGGAGTCGACAGAATCCTGTCGACGAGCTTCTGCGCACCACCAGCACGCATCGCGTCTTTGATCGCCTGAATGAGCTGCTGCGTCATGCCGGGGACCAGCGGCAACAGGTATTCGATCGGCACGCCCTGCTGCGCGAGCTTCACAACACCGTCGACCACCGCGGCGAACGTCCGCGCTTCCGTGTCCCGCCAAATCGTTTCCGCGCGGACATCATCGGCAGTCGCCTTGTCGCCGCCCATAGCGGCCGACAACCGCAACACCTGCTCCCACGACTCGCCGAAACTCTCCCGCTTGTTGGCGAGCTTCAACTGCATGTTGTGTTCACACGCGGCCAGCGCGTCCGCGGACACATTCGAGATGCTGGTGACTGTCGACGGATTGATTTGCGCTTCCATCGCGACGTGCTGCATCATCTCGTCGAGCACCGCGTTGTACGGTTCGAGCGACGCAGCGGGGAACGCTTGCGCCTTCACATCCGGGTCTTCAAACGTCCAGACGCGCAAAGCAGATGCCTTCAGCACCTCGTTCTTGCTGCCCGTCCAACCGCTGATGACGCGCTGAGGGTTGGCGCCGAACCGCGACACCAACATGCGGTCGAAGTTCACGTAGTTGATGGCCCGCTGCATCCCGATCAGCGGCTCAATCTCGCCGACGATCATGTCGTCGGCGTCGCGATCGTTGATGAACCGCACCACCGGGCATACCGGCTTGCCGTTGTCCGTGGCGCCGTGCGGAATGACGTCAGTGACCTCACGCACCGTGATCGGCTTGCTTGCCGTCTCACCGTTGCCCGAACCGACAACAGGGATCTCCCCCAAGTCCAGCTCGTACATGTACCGCTCGTCGTAGAGCACAGCGCGGCGGTGCGGCTTCGCGTCCTTCTGCGCGACCCACGTTTCGAGCGCGAACTGCGGCCACGCATCCAACACCGGATCGTCGTAGACCGCCAGCAGTTGCCGCGGTGAACGGGTGCGCCATTCCGGCCCGTCCGGGCCGGGCGTCACTGTGACATACGCGCATCCGTACTGCACCGCCGGACGGTGCACCTCGGCCTGCCGGGCGTCCATCCGGTTGCGCTGCCAGTCGGACCACGCCGGGTCGTTCTCCTGCGCTGACAGATTGCGGTAGCCGACAACGCTGAGGTTCTGAGCGAACGAGTCACGCACCAGCCGAAGTACGTTCTTGATCGACAGCTTCGCGATGTCCTTGACCTCGTCGCTAGCCTCTTCCGGCACCTTCGGGGTTCCGCGCCGACCTTTCACGTACTCGTAGATCCGGTCGAGCTTGCCGCGCTCTTCCAGATGCAACGTGTACATCTTTTGGACCAAGTCGCCGATTTGCCTGTCGGACAACCGACCTTCGTACTCTTCGTCCTGGAACTCGTCGTCGGCCGGCGCCCGGTTCGGTTCGATGAACAGCGGGATCACTGCGCCCCCTCTCAGGCGAACATTGCGCCGCCGCTGGTTCGGCGGGGTGCGTCGACAGCGCCCAGCAGTGCGAGCGTCACGGCAACAAGTGGATGAATGATTGACTCGGGGTCGCGCCGGTCCCAGCCCCAGCCGCCCGCGTCGCGGATCGGCCGTTTCTTCGCGCCTTTCAGCGCTTCATTGATCGCGTCCTGATCGCCGTGCGTCAACGTGTCACCGTCCGCTCCGGCCACAACCAGGCCGCACGCCTTCGCCATATCACCGGCGCTGGTGATCCGAACTTTGACCTTGCGGGACTTCAGCTCTGGCGCCAACGCAGCCGCCGGCGATGCGCCGTCGATGATGACCGGGATGCGCCTGCCGGCCCGCTCGACAATCCAGTCGATAGCCGCGTCCGCATCCGCACCTGCCCACACCTGCTCGATGTGGCGCCACTCGTCGTCACCGCCGTCCGACAGCTTCCAGCACGCGCCGACAGAAATTTGGCGGCCGTGCGACATGTCGACACCAAGCGCGTCCGGCTTGATTCCCGCGTCAGGTCCAAGCTCGTCGGCCATTTCACGCCACCGCGTCGGCTTGATCACCTGCGCGTGAACCGAAACCTTGTCCCAAATGCCCATCGCTTCACGGCGGAAGCTGTCGACCGACAGCGCTTTCTTCATGCGCAGGATCGACCGCAAAGACGTGCGATGCGGGTAGCTTGGGTTCATCTTGGGGTATTGCGACCGGTCGTCAGGGTCGGCGTCCTCGTCGGCAGAAATTTCGACATAGCCGACGTCGGTTGACTCGCCGCCGATCGCTTCAAGCCGCAGATTCGTGAACACCTCACCCGGATCTGTCGGCTTTGGCGGCGTGCCAGCCAACAGGATCAGCGCGTTTGGTGACGCGTTCGTCGCCGGCACCATGTCGTCCATCGCGTTCTCGGTGAGGATCTGAGCCTCATCGAAAATCAGCACGTCGACCTTCGCGAAACCACGACCGAAGCCTTTTTCACGGGCGCCGAACAGGATTCGTGAACCGTTGGTGAACAGCACGGCCTCTTTGCCGTTGCCGGTCAGAACTTGCGCGATGTGCGGCGCGATCTGCTCGCGCATCGACAGCGCCTGCATGCTCTTGAACGTTTCCGCCGCGGTGCGCGTGCGATGCGCCGTCCAAATCACCGTCGTGCCGGGATTCATCTTGCACAGCGCGAACACCAACGCGCCGAGGAAGTAGGTTTTTCCCGTCTGCCTGGGAACCGACATGGCGAACATGTCGGCGGCGAACAGACCGTCGGATCGTTTGGCGCAAACCAGTTTCCCGAGGTCGTCCTGCCACTGATCGAAGAACAGGCCCATGTTGACGTTGCACTCATGCCGCACAGACGGCCATGACGTCGACACGATGCCTTCAGGCTTAATGACGTGGCGTGCGACCTCGGACAGCCGCGGGCTAGACATCCTCGCCGTCAAACGCTTCGTCAGCGGGGACGTCCGCGGACGTTTCGCCGTTCTGCAAGCGCTGCAGCTCGATCGTCTCGATTTCCTTCGAGATTTCCATGAGCCGCCGGCTCAACGCGGCCAGGTCGCGCGGCGGGGTATCCTCATCGAACACCGCGGTTGAAATGCGCCCGTGCAGCTTGCGTAGCTCGGCGAGGCGGTCGCTCGTCTTTTCAGCCACGAACACCACCCCCTTTGGAAGGCCAGCCGCCGCGCGGGGATAGGAGGCACGCGCGGCGGCTGGCGGCTTGTGGTTGTCCGGCCGGGGATTTCACGCGGCACACGCACATGCGCGGCGTCGTGGGCTTCCCGTTTAACCCGCACCCATCCATGCGCGGGCACCAACCTCGATGATTGTCCCGCCGCACTTGGCGACCGGCGGGTATCGCATTGCACACGGGGCAGGGCTCGAACCTGCAACCGGCGGTTTTGGAGACCGCTGCTCTACCAATTGAGCTACCCGCATATGTGGCCCCGTTTGATGTCAACCGGTGGGGCCAGACCGAGCGCCTGCTGCGGCGCCAAGACTGTGGGTTACGCCCGTGGCGGCCAATTCCAACAGCCGGCCGTCGGCTTGTCGCCTTCGGCATGGCGAACGGACTCGTTAAAGAACAAGCCGGTTGGATTCAGCACGCACAGACTGACGATGCCGCCGCCGAGCACTGCGGTGATGATCGCGGCACGCGGCTCGGGTAGATGCTCGCCGCCCGGTGTGCCGTAGGAGTGATAGTGGACGATGCGGCCAACAGTCGGAATCACCGCTCACCCCTCTCGACACTCACAATTCGCGCTCCACAGCACGCGCCGCCGGTACCACCAACGCGCGGTCACTGCTCAACCCTGTGCAACGCGTGGATGCGTCCACCGCTCACGTGCAGCGACGGCACGAGGTTCGCCCGCACCTCGTCGCGCAGCGGCAACGCCGACTCGTCGACAAGCACGCAGTCGAGCGTTAGACCGCGGCCGTGGCCCTGCAGGATCGACCGCACGCTCATCGGGATCGCGCGCGCGATGTTCAGTTCACGCGCGAGACGTTCAGCGCGGTCGAGGCGGGACGCCACGACGGCGATCACCCGACGGCCGTCTTTCCGGCGATGATGAAATCGGCGATTCCCTTCGCCGTCCCGATAATGCTCTCGTTCACGTCCATGGTCTCGTGCACACGAACAGCCAACTTGACGGCTTCGAGTCGCAGTTCCGACGCCGGCCGTTCCAGCACCGTCGGCTCGGGGATCGTGTACAAGGTGCGCTGAAACGCGTCCTTGAAGTGGTCGAGATCCGGCTCGACCTTCACTGTGACTGTGCCCGTTTCGGCTTGCGCCATCTTGCCGTCTCCTATCTTTTTGGGAAAAAATGCCGGGGAGAGAAGCCCGCCT